TTTCACACACACACAAGGAGATACATTATGAAAAACAATAACGCAAAGAAAATGTCACGAATAAGAATTGGTGGACTTTATTCAAGTTCGGATCATTTTGCAGACGAGGCAAATAAAACAATAGGCAAACCTGCACTTTCTGATCAGGTGATTGTTAACAGACGAAACGTCACACCTAAATTAAATCCATACGGTGAGGAAATGAGAGACAACGTAAGGAAAATATTTTCAGAACAATATGATCTTGAAGTTGAGTTTTCTTGGTCAAAACATTGTGGTTGTACAACGTGTCCATGTTCACCTGGTTTTAAGATATTCATACGTGTACCTGCAAATAGCATGTTAAGAGTACGGGAAGAAAATAGGGTTAACGTATGGGTAGACAATGACGGTAAGATAACAATACGTGACGAGGATAAGATTGCATCCGTCATTCAATTAATGAAACTATGTTATCGATAGGAGAAGGTATGTTAAGCAAAAATAAAATGATAAAAATGGCTGAAGGTTTTGGTTTGGTTGTTTTTGAAAACAAAGACAATAGAATCACATTAAGATTTAAAGCGTGCAAGGCTGGTGTTAAGCTTTCAAAGGATATGTTTACAAAGCAAACAGAGAGACTACATCAAATTGCAGAGAAAATTGTAAACGAGTCTGGTGAGATTACATCAATGCTTAATGCAACGGTTCATAAGATGTGGGCATTCAAAACACATTCGGTGACAGTACATAATGATGTGAAGCATCAAGATCATCCAACATTGTCAATTGGTTTTTTCAACAAAACAAAATAATGAGGTGAAACATGGAATACAAAGTAACAACAAGAAAAGAGTACTATGAATTTGCAAAAGATCAACATCAGGGTTTTATCGAGTGTCGACAGGATATGGCTGCAAGTGGTGGTGAAGAAATAGACGAAGGTTCGATGGCTTATGAAATTGCAGACAGTATTTTATCTTTCAATCCCGAGATAAAAGAATTCATGATGAACGAGATGGGAATACGAGATCCCATTGGTAGATTAGCAGACGATATTGCATGTGGTGTTTAAAATGGAAAACTGCATGATGCAGTCTCCTGTGTGAAGTTAAAGGGCCAAGGATGGCCCGCTTTAATTTTAGAGAAAACAATTTAAGGAGATGTTAAAATGATTGTTTCAATTATTTTGGACACGCATGATAAGGAGTCGTGCAAGGACGAGAAAGAAGTATTTGAGATTGCAAGAATACTTGAAGAGATTGCAATTCAAATTCATGACGATGGTTCAATAACTCAACAAGAGTTATTTGACGTAAACGATGAACGTATAGGTTTAATTACAATTCATAAATGAAAGGAAAACAATGGGCGAACTTAAAAAAGCAAAGATGTGGAAAATATTGGCACGCACCACTTTATTAAGGAGATACTAATGAAATTCAAATTTGAAGTAGGCGACGTCGTCAGGAATAAAGAGTTTGGGGAAAAACAAAAAATAACATTTAGAACAAAAAGGAGAGGTAAGAAAAAGGCTTTAATTTTTCGTAAAGTTGAAAGACTTGGTTCTACTAACCATTATGAAGATCGCTATATTTAATTAGGAGTTAACATGAAAAATCTTTTGGACAAACTACACAAAAAATACGGAATAACTGGCGAGGATAGTAGACCCTGTAGGAAGTGTGGTAGCGAACACGTTATAAGATTCTCAAGGATTAAGGACGATAAATACGAAACTATTTGCGATGATTGTCTTGACCATACCATAGGCTACACAAAAAATCGTTCCCAGGCTGTTAGGTTTGAAAACAAAGACGAATAATAGAACGAGGTGTATATGAATATTTTTTATTCAGTCGTCACGTTGGAAGGACCGGGACCATACGGTGGAGAAGAGACGTGGACTGAAGATGAATTATTATTTGTAGACGATGTTGAAGGTTTACGTGAATATAGAAAACAAAGGAGAAAAAATGAAAGAACTTAAAAAAGCAAAGATGTCTTTGGTTGGTATCGATGGCAATGCATTTGCAATTATGGGTGCGGTGATAAGAGGATTACAACGTGCTGGTAATTCTAAGGCTGTAATAGACGAATACAAGAAGAAGGCAATGAGCGGTGATTACGATAATTTAATTTGTGTATCTATGGATTACATCGATGACAGTGAGGAGGACTAAAAATGAAATGTTTAGCATGTAACAAAAAATTTGAAAACGGAGAAGGTAGATACTGTTTTCGAGATGGTCACGTTTGTGTTGATTGTAAAGGTGTGATGTACGGTATTGTGTGTATGTGTAACGACGGTGCAACAAATATCACAGTAGGAAAATCATACGAGGTTGAAAACATTCCCATGAAAGGTATTGTTAGAATAAAAAATGATGTTGGTAAGGTTTCAAGATATGGAATTGACAGATTTGATTTTGGTCAGCCTAAAAAGAGATGTATCATTTGTGAAAAACAAATATTTGTAGCAAATGGATACATGGGCAGATGCTGTTCAGATGAGTGTGCAGAGAAATATGAAACGGAAGAAGGTTACAACGATTGTAGTGCAGATACAAGCGAAGAAAATTCACCAAACGGATGGTAAGGAGAATAAAATGAAACTTGAATTACTACAAAAAGATCTTATTAGACTATTGATACGTAGAATAAGAGAGAATGGTACAACATCAAGCGGTACGTACAACAAGGCTGATCCAACTCATTATGAAAGAGGCAAATGTTCTTTTTATGCTGGTGATAGTATCATAGGTCAATGTGAAGAAACTGGTTATGAAGAGTACGAACCGAATCTACTTGAAGTAAGTTTCTATGATTGCACGTGGGGTATAGAAATAGAATGTAAATTGTGTTTACCGAATGGTGTTACTGAGGCTTCTTCAGGTTATCTGGATTCTGATGATGGGACTTGGTCAAGAGTTGAAGGAGAATTTTTCAGAGATTTACGAAACGCTTTACTCTGTAAAACGTGGGTACAAATGATAGAACAAGAACAAGAATGTCAAATGGATCCAGCAGGTGGTTACGGCTTAGAATCTCACCGATAAGGAGAAAAAAAATGAAACTCAAAATTTCTAAACCACCAAATAATGTCATCGATCAGGACTCGTACGATAAACTTACTTTCAAGGAAATAGTTTCAAGCTCGAGTAAGGTACGAGAACTTACACAAACAGAAGATGATGACTATGACGAAAACATGTCTCTTGATTTTACGAACGACATTTTCAATTCATTTTATAAAATGGAGCCAAACGTAAACGAGTCTGGTCCAAGTACTCAAAGGGAATTGATTGAAGAGATGATGAGTCTACACGAGTACAAAGATCTTAGATCACATACTTTGGTTGACACAGTATCTTCAGCAATTGCAACGGCAGAAATTGGACCACAATTTTTGAATGAGTTACTACGTCGTGAAAAATCTGAGGATGGCGATAATGAGGATGAAAGATCAAAAAATCGCCAACGTTTTAGAATTGCTGCAAGAAACAAAATGAAGAAGGCACAAGAAAAGGCAGAAGAGGCACAAGATGCTCTAGGTATTTTTGCAGGTGCATCGTCAGGTGAATTGGAACGTCTACCACATGAAGAGAAATTCAAACTTGCTCAAACTCTTTTGAATAATAAAATCTTCAAACGGATTGCAGATCTTGTTGGTAGATTCAAAAACATTGTTCAAACTGCAGTGGATCAGAATCCTACTCATGGTTATGATGAAATTGTTGACATCACAATTGGTAACGACATTTCTCGTGCACTACCTAATGAGTTACTGAAATTCAAACGTCAACCGTTATTGTTCATGAAAGATATGCACGAAAACAATCTTCTTAACTACAATTTGAAAGGAGAGGAAAGAGCAGGTCATGGTCCAATTATTTGTTGTGTTGATGTAAGTGGATCGATGCGGTACGGTGGATCACCAACCAATGAAGAATGGTCTAAGTCAGTTGTTTTGGCACTGTCAATTTTGGCTGAAAAACAGAAACGTGGGTTTGCTGTTATCTATTTTGACACACAGGTGAAATGGAAGCGGGCGTGGACAAAAGACGAGACAATGACCATTCAGGATAAAATGGATATGATAACTTTCTTTTCAGGAGGAGGGACAGAATACTACGAACCGTTGGTTGATGCATTTGAAATCAGAAAAGAGCAACCGACGTTGAAACCTGCAGATATTGTATTCATCACAGATGGTCATTGTCATTTAACGGATGATCAACTTCAACATCTTAAAAATGAGAAGAAAGAAACAGAAGTACGACTTCATCTCATTGAGATGATTGATGAGACCGAACCAGTTAACATGGAACAACTTGGACAAATTGCAGATACATCTGCAACAATAAACTCAAACGGAGAAGTTAACTACGTTCAAGACATTATTAAAGCAAACTCAAGCCTTCACACAAAATAAAAGGAGACACATTATGTCTAAGAAAGAAAACAAAATCAAAGCAATTGCAGAAGCATTGGGTAAGAAATTCAAAGAACGCCAAGATTTAATTCGTGGCATGTTGACAGCATTATTGGCAAGAGAAATGTTGTTCATGTTGGGAACACCTGGTACTGCAAAATCTGCAATCTGTGATGCTCTTTGTGGTGCGGTAGGTGGTAAATACTTTTCATGGTTGATGAGTAAATTTACCACACCAGAAGAAGTATTCGGACCGTTATCATTAAAAGCACTGGAACATGACAAATACGAAAGAGTTGTTGAAGGTAAACTACCAGAAGCAAACATAGCATTTCTTGATGAAATTTTCAAAGGATCGAGTGCTATTCTTAACACACTTCTTCCAATCATTAATGAAAGGATTTTCTACAACGGTAGTTCACCAACGAAGATACCTCTTCAGGTTTTATTCTCAGCATCAAATGAGATACCCCAGGCAGAAGAACTTGCAGCCCTTTATGATAGATTTGCTCTTCGTTATGATGTACCAAGAATTCAGTCCGATGCAATGGCAAGAGAATTGTTTGATGAAATTGCAAATGCAAAATCACGGGTGAAAATACCAACGATAACACTTGAAGAACTGAAGTCTTATCAAAAAGAAGTAGACGAAATGGTAATACCAGATAAAATACTTGACATTCTTGTTGAACTTAGACGATCGGTTGAGAAGGAAGGAATTTTCACATCTGATAGAAGATGGGTACAATGTATTAGGGTTTTGAAAGCCTATGCATATTTGAATGACAACTCGGAGGTAACGGAAGACGACCTCGATATTCTTTGCAATGTTCTTTGGTCTGTGCCGGATCAAATAAAACCCGTAAGAAAACTGGTAAACAAATTTGCAAACCCACTTGGTGAACAAATCATTGAGTTGACAGACGCAGTTCAAGAAATTGCAGACCTATTGGATAAGGGTGAAATTCATCCTGTTGAAGGTCACAAGAAAATAAAGAACGCAAAGAAAACATTGGAAGGTCTTGGCGATAGAAAGAAAAATCATAAACTTGATGATGCAATAAAAACAACTCAGCAGACATTGGTTATGGTTTGCAAAAAGCATCTAGGTCTTGACGACGAATAATTAATTTGAATAACTTCACACTGTGGCATTAAAACAAGGAGACACATTATGTCAAAGAAAAACATTGATAAACTGTTACCGAAGATTGAAGGCTATCCCTTAATTGGTTGGATCATTCATTGGGCCATTCCAGATTTTCAAATGTCGTACACAACGTTTTCAGAAATACTTAAAAACATTGGAATACCAGATAACATTGCAAAGGTTGTAAGTTCAAAAGAGGCTGCGATACGGTCAATGAGAGATACTCTTGCTGATATGGTTGAGAAACTTAACTCAAATGGTGGTCGTAAGAAAAGAAGAGCCGATTTGTTCTACAAGAAAATAAAAGACGGTTCAGATGAGGACGAGGCATCGTGGATGATTGTAGACGCAGACGTTAACGATATTGAAACCGATATCGATTTCCGTAAAGAAACCAGGGTAATCTTCAACAAGAAGACGCATGAACTACGTATCGAGGGTGACAATGCCGATAAATACCGAAAGGAAATTCTGAATCGCTACAATACGTATCGCGATTGTTACACTGGAACACAGTTAAGGTCATCAGTCCTTAAATACATCAGGATGTATGGAAGGTCGATCAACGTAAGAAGTGCTGGTGGTATCTATTTTCTTCCTTACTCTTCTTCAGAGGTCTATGAAAATGTGTTGAAACTGTTTGAAGAACTTTCTGTTCACGGTGTCGACATAACACCGATACCTCTCATTGATACAAAGGAAGCAAAGAAAGGGATGTGGAAGTCACTTGTCGCTGAAATTAAATATGACATTGAAGTTTACAATAAGGAAATTGATGAGGCTGGTGAACTTAAAGAGTATGTTGTTGAAAACAAACTCAAGAAATTTGATGAGCTCAAAACCAAGGTTGAGATGTATGAAACAGTATTGAGTGGAACTGCAGAAGATCTTAAGAAGTCTCTTGCGAAAATGAAAACAAAACTCAAAAAGAAATTGATGGAGTAAGTAATGAAAAAAGAACTAAAACTAGACATCGAAGTCACTCATCATATTGAAAAGGATAAACTTATTTTACCAATGATGGGGTATCATGAACAAGAAACAGAGATTATGTGGTGTGATAAGAAAATACATGTAGCAATATCTGGTGGTTGTCAATCTATAATGTTCAAAGTTGATGGTGGTAAATATTACTCCATTGACATAGGAAATGTTGTAGCAGAGGCATTGTTAAAACTTGGTGTTGTAAAGGAGGTAAATGATGACGACGTATAAGTATCAAGTACCTGCAGAGTATTTCGACATCGATGAACTAAACTCACAACCTGAAATCATTGAGACGTTTACCGAGATGATACTATGCGGCGATGGTAAAGAAAAGGAATTCATTAATGTCGTTGCAAACAAATGTATCGATGATTTTTTCACATGATGAGGTAACGAATGAAAACACTTGACCAACAAATTGAAGAACAAACTAAATTGATTGAAGAACTTGAAAATTCTTATCCAGAATTAGTCGGCAAGATGTACTCTGATGAAAATTATAAATGGCACATCCATCATACGAAAGTTCGTGATGCATATTGGAAGAGAAGAATGCTGATAGCTGAAAAAAAGGGTCTCAACGAAGAACAAACTGCAAGAATATATTAAGGAGAAATATTATGTCATTGAATTGGGATTTAACAAGAATCGAAAATAAAGATGAAGTATGTTTTGAAACACGTGACGATGGTAAACAATGGGAGAGTGGCGGAATTGGTAGACGCATCGGACTTAAAATCCGGTATTCGTACAGAGTGTGGGGGTTCAAATCCCTCCTCTCCCACTTATGAGGTTAGTAATGATAGAATTGAGGAGAGAATAGATAATGAAGGTTAAAATAAACTTAAGTAAGCATCAGAAGAAAGCAGAGGATAATATGTATTTTTGGACTCAGAATTTAGCTAAGGCAAATAATAAACATTGGTCTTTGTGGTGGACTCACTTCCGAGGTAAATTAAATAGGTTTAGTTGGGAAGTATGTTTTTATAATAAGAATATTGCATTGGAATTGAATCTATATGATGGTGATAATTATGATGATATTCAACTTCATATTGGGTTAATTTTTATCTCTATTTGGTTTTCTATACATGGGGTATTGAAACCTAAAGATTATCAGGCTAGGTTGAATGGAATTTCAATACATGATTGGATGATCAATATCAAAATCTGGAAGAAGGCCCATGAGTGGAATAGCGACGGGTCATCTCATATACTTGATTGGTCATTCTTCCTACCATTCTTTAATTGGGAGTTTCAGAATGATAAAGAAATGGTAATGATGCCTGATGGATCATGGAGTCCTATATGGATAGATACCAGCAATCAATTCACAACCAAGTGGCATGCTAGATGGAATAATGGAGTTCAAAACGACTTACCACCTGATGGTCGGTGGAATGATGTTTATAGTTATTCATATAAATTAAATTCAGGTATAGTACAACATGTAAAGGCTTGGATATTTGTGGAGAGAATGCAATGGCGTAGAAAATGGTTTGAATGGTGTTCATGGCCATGGTTTATGGTAAAGAATAAACAATCTATTGAAATAGCATTTAGTGATGAGGTAGGAGAAAGATCAGGATCATGGAAAGGTGGAGTTTTAGGTTGTAGTTATGAAATGGAAGAAGGTGAGAGGCCTCAAGATACACTACGTAGGATGGAAAGGAATAGGAAGTTTAAATGAATATTAAAATCAAATTAATCATATTAATATTTTTAGAGTTAATTTTATTCACGATAGGTTATGCAATTTTAATAAATATAGATTATAGAATTGCAGTAGCTATAGCTTTACTACATGGTTATAGATTAATTAATAATAAACGTGTTAATAATATACAAAAGAGTAAAAAATCTTGGAATAGAATATCATAAGGGTTATTATGAATTGGAAAGATTATTTCATGAAGATAGCATATGATGTTTCTTTAAAATCTAAGGATCCATCATCTAAAGTAGGGTGTGTTATTACAACAGATGATAATCGTCCTGTATCATTCGGATATAATGGATTTATCGCAGGTTGTGATGAACACAAGATGACACATGAAAGACCTTATAAATATTATATGACAGCTCATGCAGAAATGAATGCTATAATTTTTTCTCATAAAGACTTACGTGATTGTCATGTGTATTGTACTCATGCTATCTTAAACAACGAACAGAGAGTCTCATACTTTTGACGATGACGATAGGTATGGGAGAGATAACAAAAGAAAATTGGAAGGAGTTTGCAATACGTCTACAAATATACGAGAGACTTTTTGGTTCATTCCTTATGGATAAGGATGGCAACAGTGTTATGACTCCTGAACTTGTTTTCAAACACATTGGTCTTAGGACTAATGTTTTTCCCAAAGAGACAAAAGCAAAATGGCTGAGCAGGGTGTGGAAAAACTACGAAAGGGATTTCGATAATGTTCTTAAAGATGTTGAAAAACTTACGGAAAATGATGCAGTAATGCTGTCTAAAAAATAGACAGCAAAAATTACAATCGACGCATTTTCTTATTTACAAGGAGATACCACGATGATAGATACACAAATACGTAAATACAGTAATACGGAATTGGATGGCGACGTGGAAAAGAAACAATCCAAAAGAGATGGTAAAACACCTTTCACATTTCACATGAAAGACGAATTTCACCAGATTCTTAAAGAGTTTTGCTTCAACGAAAAGGAATTCGACATAGGCCAGATTCTAAATCTTTCAGTATTTTTGTGGTTGAAGAAAAATAGAAAGAAAGTAGAATGTTCCATTTATAATCCTGACTTGAAATTGATGTTGAAGGAGACTCTAGATGGTGGAACGAGAATTGATACGACTCGCAAAACAGGGTGATCAATCTGCTCTAAATGATTTGTTCAAAAAATACTCCAAGATGATCAAACATACTGGAAAGAAATATTTCAGTCAAGTTGAAGATCAAGACGATTTTGAACAGATAGCAAAAATCGGGATATGGGAGGCGGTTGAAAAATACCGCCTCGTCCCAACCTTCAAAGCAGTGATTAGAGGTAATAAGGTAATACGCTTTGAAATGATGTACGATAAGCATCAAACAGACTTCGGTTCCTTTGCGTTCATGTATACCAGAAAGAATACCAACCTATCAGTAAGAAAAGAACGCAGGAGAGTTAAAACCCCACCCACTGAGAACCTACCAGAAATACAATCACAAACATACATCAATTCCGAAGATCTGGATTGTGTTGTGTCTGGAGTAAGAAAAACGCTTCAAAAAAATATTTTAGACGGTATCATGTCTCTTCACGTTTTAGATTTGTCGATAAAGAACAGGAACGAATGGACAATAAAAAGAATGTTGTCACTTTCGGACGACGAATTTTCTAGTCTTAAAAATAAGCTTACCCAATTAGTTAGAAATCAGTCAGATCTAGTCTATACTTCTTGACAAAAATGTATATCTATCTTTTGTAAGACAATTGTGTCTAAACTTTTTGTCACTAGAATTTTGGAGTATAGAAATGACTAAGAAAGACGAAGAAAAGATCCTGTGTCCGGAGTGTTCAGCCGAACTTACAATGGAAAATGTACAAAGTGGGCAATGCCCATACTGCGCAGTAGAATTTTTAGTAGAGGAAGAGGAAGAAGAAAACACTGCTGAAAAGAATGTTGCAGAAGAAATTGAAGAACAAAAGGAAGATGAACCTAAAGAAGTGGAAGAAAAGACAGACGAACCCACAGAAGAAGCAGAAGAAAAGAAAACTGCTTCAAAAGCAAAATCCTCAAAAGCAAAATCCTCAAAAGCAAAATCCTCAAAAGCAAAATCTAAAACAGCATCAAAATCTGGTGCTACGAAAAAATCCTCATCAAAAACCAAAGCAAAATCTACTAAGAAATCTGCAAAAGATGAAGTAGTAGAATCCACGCCTAAAGATGAAGTAGACAATGTCACATCTATTGAGTCTGCAAAAAAATCAAAAGAAAAAACAACCGAGACAAAGAAAGCTGCAAAAAAAGCCGGTGCTAAAAAAGCTGCTGCTACAAAAACAGTTGGCCAAGTTGTTGACGTTGGTGGTTTCATTGATGACATTAGAAAAGAATTTGCAAATGGTGGTCATGAGATACGTGAACGTGCAGCCTACATTGCAGTTTTCAAAGATAGCAAGAAAATTATGACTGCTTTAAAGGGTGGCAATTCTCTTAAGGTTGAGTTTTTCAACGTTAAGAAATTTAAAGAACATCCAAACCTCAAGGAAGGCGTTTACAAAGAAAAATATCATTTTCATCGTTTGGTAACTAAAGATCCTACAGATTATGCTACGGTCAGAAAAAACATCGTTTGGTAAATTACAAAAAAAAATAGAATAAGAGGTATTGAAAATGATACGAAGAGTATTCATAACAGGTGAAAGCGGTTACATTGCTGAAAGCATGCACGACATGTTTGAAAATGGTGCGTACGTTGTGGTGAACAAGCCAGGATATCATGAAAGAGAAAAATTTATTACTGAAAATGAGTATTCTCTTGAAAACAAAAAATTGTACAGATCATTTCAACATCGTACACCTGAAATCAACATAGAAAATCTTGAGTCATTTAAGAAGGCAGTTGAGGTGCTTAAACCAGACCTTATTGTTCACAACGCAGCGTATGTCGGCAGTGATATTTGTGACGTCAAGGCTAAGGACTCTATTTTGAGCAATGTTCTTGGAACGTTCAACGTAATTGAAGTGTGCAAAGAATTTGACATACGGCTTGTATTTTTTGGTACGACTTCGATATTTGGTGGATCTGGTTTTTCTACTGGTGACATTCAGAAATACCATGAAAGTTCATTTGATGAAAATGCACAAATAGATCCAGAGACATTGTATGGTATCAATAAACTTGATGCTGAGATACAGGTTAGAAAACTTTTTGAAATGGCCAATACTATTATCGTTAGACCGATATTTGCTTTTGGTAATTTTCCAAATGATACATCAAGTGCAATAATTAGAATTTTGCACAACGGATTGTACAATAAGGAATACGATAAAGATGTAGTACTACCAGTAAGATTACATCCTAAGTATTTCAAAGACTATATAAGAGTCGAGGACGTTGCCAGTGCGGTTGTGCATTTGGTTGACAATAACTATTGGGGAGAGGATTTCAATATCGCACATGGTAGTGGTAGACGTTTTCAAGATTATGTTGACTACGTGATGAATAAATTTCCCGGTAGATATAACATTAAATATCTTCAACGTCTTGATTACCACAAAAACCATTTAGGTGACAATTCAAAACTGCTGTCGACTGGATGGAAGCCGGAATACACATTTGAGCAGGGTATTGAAATGACTGCAAAGACAATAATGAAGAACATAGATTTCAAACCGTACTGGTACATCTCAGACAAAGCAAATAGGAGAAAACCCTGTGAGTAGTAAAGATACAATTCAATCAATACGTAGACAATGTTTACATCCAAGTATTAACGCAACAAAAGTTGTACGCCGAGGCATGGAGATAGTTGAGAAAGTTGGTGCAACATTTTGGATGGAGTCTCAAGATATATCAGAATTCAAAGATTTTGATAAAGAAGAATTGACACCGTACTTCAATATGTTTTTGCCGCAGGTGCCTTCGTTGTGCAAAGAGTTTGAACGCGATAAATTTTCTAGAAGATTGTTGATACAATTTCCAAGAGAGTATCACTACAATCAAAATGAAAACATGGTACCGTGCATGGAAAGTATTCTTCTACTTTTCGATGAAGACTACTCTCATCAGGCTGTTGTTAACATTAGAAGTAGTGACATCACAAGATTGTCATGTGACCTCGGTATCATAAATCATTTGATTTATCAGTTGACAGAAAATCATTTCAAAATTAAGAGCAGTACAAAGAAAATGTTCATTCAAATAGGATCGCTTCATGAATACACCAACGTGGATAAAAAAGAGGGATTATAGGATTATTGTTTTTGAGGGTTGTGACTGTGCCGGTAAGACAACTCTTAGACATGAATACGACAAGGCTACAAATTTTAGACAACTTGTTGTCGATAGAATGTTTTTAAGTAGTCTTGTCTATAATTCTGTACGAGAACGTCATGATGATTTGCATGACAAAATACTGGACGATATGAATGATTTCATTTCAAGATATGATCCTCTTTTTGTAATACGTCAACCGAGTTTGGAAGTAATTGAAAGAAGGTTCAAGTCAAGAGGTGATTGGCACATCAAATTTGAAGAACTAAAGGAAATTTATGAGGAGTACAATGGGTACATCTCTTTTTTAAGAAACCATCCAAATTTCTTGATACTTGATGATGATGCCGAGGTACATGAACATGTAATAAAAATAATTTCACGTGTTAGTGAAATGAACGAATAGGACAAAAAAATGAATATTGTTTTAGGGGGTGGAATTGCAGGACTTGTTGTAGCGTATCATCGTAAAGGATACGACCTCATTACAGATAAGGTTGGCGGTCAAATGAAAAGTACATTTCCGTTGGGTCCTCGTATGTTACATGCAACAAAAGAAATGTCAGATTTTCTCGTCAACGATCTTAGTATGATAACGAATAAAAAACTTGCAGTCATTGGTTACTCAGATGGTCTTCGTTTTGCATCAAAGGCGTCAGACGAATTTAGAGAAAAGTATTTTGAAAAATCTAGGCATGAATCGTCTGAAAATATGACATCTGGTGTAATGAGTAATGCAAAAAATGTTTTTGAGTATTACGACGTGGGTTTGAATACAGTGATTTCAAGACTAACTCGTGAAATTGCAGAAGACGAAAGGATTATAGAAGACACCGTGCAAAGAATAGATGTTGAAAATAAAATTGTGTACACCAGAAATGATGAGTATGTTTATGAAAATCTTGTTAGTACGCTACCGTTACCGGTTTTCAATAAGCTTGCTGGTCTAAATCTTGAATATGATTTTAGTGCTCTTGATAAAACATTTGTTCTTGTGAGGAATTGTTTTCTTTACGACAATACAAAATCATATATCTATTTCATCAATCAACCTTTTACTAGAATTACACAGTATGAGAACGGTCAGCATATTGTGGAATTCACAGGACTGCGTGAAGAAGAGGCGTTACAACATTGTGTAGATAGAGATATGTTTGTAATGTTTTCTCAACAATTGCCAAGAAGTCAAATTAAAAAATCAATTGATGTACTACCTGAGATTGACGGTGTAGAATTCGTTGGCAGGTATTCAAGGTGGAACCATTCAATTCGTACTGAGGATATAGTCAAACATGAAAGACAAATGTAAAGAAGCATACGAGGATCAATTAAAATTCAACAGAGATTTCTTTCAAGACAAAGAGTTAGATTTTGACAATCTAAGTCATTCACAAATTACAGACCATCTTAAGGAATTCATTTTGAGTTTTATTAGAGAGTCGACCGAGGCTCTCAATACTCGAAAATTTAAAATGCATCGGGTTGAAGACAAAGAAGAAATAGTATCCAACACTATTGAAGAGCTTGTTGATTGTCAAAAGTATCTATGGGGTGCATTTCAACTTCTTGGTGTATCGTATGAACAATTCATAGAAGAGTACTGGAGAAAAACCGAGGTTGTAAATCAACGATATTTCCAAGAACATAAGATAAAGTCAGAGTTTTCTCAAAAGGTTGTTGCCTTGGATTTAGATGGTGTTCTTTGTGAATACCCTGAACCGTGGATACAATACGTCAATAAAAAACTTGGTACAGAATATTGTTCTCTTAGTCAGATGAAACTTGATGTTGATCTTTTAAAGTACGATCAACTTAAAAGTGAATACAGACAAAGTGGTGAAAAACTAAAAATAAAACCAAAAGAAGGTGCATCAGAATTCACACACAATTTAAGAAACTCTGGTCACAATATTGTTGTACTCACAAGTAGGCCGTACAAGAAATACAACAGATTATTTCCTGACACTATAAAATGGCTTAAGGACAATAATATTGCTTACGATGCAATCATGTTTGACGAAAGAAAAAATATGAAGATCGTAAAAGATATTCCCAAACTTAAGTTTATGGTTGAGGACAATGTACGATATGCAAACAGTGTTTCAAAACAAGGTTATCGTGTTTATCTAATATCACCGTACACTGTCGTCGATGGTGTTGATCCAAGAGTAATTGTTGTCAGAAATCTACATGAAATCTTGATAAGAGAAAAATTGTTTTGAAAAAACTTGATGCGCTCTATCATGAAATGCATAAATGTGCAAGATGTCCAGAAGGTTTGATCTGTTCTAATAAAAAAGACTCTAAAGGTATGAACAAACTTGAAGGTTGGGGAGAACCTGGAGGTGTTCTTTTTGTTGGTATGAATCCCAGTAAATGTAGATACCCAGGTAACAAGATATGGGACAATGAAAGATACTCATTTTTTCTTGAAATGCTAAATGAAATGAATTACGACAACGTGCCATTGTTTTTCACAAATCTTGTTAAGTGTAGTACGTTTGACAATTCTTTGTCTCTTCAAATGATGCTTGAATGTGATAGAAGAATTTTGTACAACGAGGTAATTTTAGTTGACCCAAAAATAATTGTATCTCTTGGCAATGTCGTTTGGAATTTTTTGAGAGGTTATCATGGTTATGAAGTTTTCAAGATCTGGCATCCATCGTATGTGAAAATTTACGGTATGAGTAAAATGAATAACTACAGAATGCAGGTTAAGAAAGTGTTCGATAGAATGAGAATAATTATGGAGGAATCTAAATGAAAGACTTGTTCAAAGGTCTTGGGGCTGAAGAAAAGAATGAAATCAGAAAAGAGATGGGCACTTTGCCTGAAATGAACATGGAAAACAAGGAGACAAATTTTTATGTCGGTGCCGAAGGTATGTCAGTTGAGATGTTTGATCATCCTGGTAACTATGCAAAGACAATTGTAGAACATGTGACTTCTACTTGGGGTGATGAGAAATTTGAGAACAAATGGCCAAAACTCAAACCTCAACATAGATTTGCAATTGTAAATGCAGTTTTGACCGGTCAAACTCTTCCTCAATCATTGGAGGCGCTAAGTTTTAGTTTCACCGTTCGTGGTGCAACACGTGCAGCATTTGATCAACATGCTAGACAAAGAGTTGGTGCATTTTTTCAAAGTCAAGGTGTACGAGATAACAGTCGACTCGATGCCGGATTTAGAATACCCAACGAGTTGGCAAATGATACAGAACTTAGACCACGCATCGAAGAGTTTGTGAAACAATTCAAAGATCTTTATCAAGATATTTTGAAACGCGGTGCTGGTTCGTTTCAGACTGCTCGTTGCATAATGCCAATGAATGTTACACATAACTATCGCTATGGTTGCAATTTCATGGCTCTGAGATCGTATTGTATGCAACGACTCATGGCTTGTGAGATGTTTGACACGGTTCAAACTGCAATTCTTATTCGTGACCAGGTTGAAACGTATTCACCTCTTTTGGCAAGTTGTCTTAGACCAAGATGTGATCTTGCTAAAAAATGTGTTTATCATCAAGACTATACTTTATCAGAGGCATTCGGTTGTCTTTTCAAAGGATGTGGTAGATGGCCAGATGATCAACCATACGCAACGTTTAACTGGTCGTGTAGTGATTACGCTCAACTTCATAAAGAAAGTGGAGTAAAATTACCAGATCCTGATGAATGGAAGATTTATGACGAGTATGAAAAACTCGATGCAATTGATAAAAAATTCTTTGAAGAAGAATAATGAAACAACTCTATGAAATCATCGGTTATATACCGACTGAGGCTATGGGTCATTTACCTCCTGGTGTGGAACTGCAAAAATACTGGGAGGCAAATGATTCATTTATTAATGCATACGACGATGGTAGGGATATTGTTCTTACCTATCGTTGTGTGTATTGTAAGAAAAAATTAAAGGTCAAGATAACAGACTTCAAATGGTATTGTTTTATCAGCAAGAGTGATATGAAAAAACTGCCCAGGGGGTCTTTAAAGAAATACACCGAGAAAATTCAGATATGTGGACAGTATCTAAAACTATATGTAGACAATGAGTCTATAAATGAGATATGGGAAAACGAAAAAGATCCAGAAGATAGAAATGAAGATGATCGTATTCGTTTGAAAAATTTTCTCAATAAACATGGTGTGAGTCTTTTAGAGGGTGATCTTAAAAATTACAAACGATTCTGCATCGATCATGAAATCAAAGTATCAAATGATTTTAGATACATCTTTTTTGATATTGAAACAGATGATAGAAAAGATGGTATCGTTGTAGGTAGAGACAGGATACTTTCATTTGCAGCAGTAGATCAAGATGGTAAGAAAAAATTCTTTCTTTTAAAGGAAGACACTGACAAAGCAGAAGAAGAACTTCTCAACGACATTTGGGAATACATCTACAAATATGACATAATCATTGGTTGGAACTCTGGAAACTTTGACGTTCCGTATCTACGTGAAAGATGGAAACGATATCGTGGTTACTTTCCAACAATGAAAGATGTTGCACACATAGATTTCATGAAACGTTTTCAGAAATTGTTCTATTATGATCAAAACATCAGGAGTTGGAGTCTCAATTTTATAAGTAATTACTTCATAGGTGATGTTAAGATCGAAGTCAACGAAGGTATTTACAATCTCTGGCAAGACAATCCTACTAAACTTAAAAAATACAACATCAAAGACTGCGTGCTTCTTCTACAACTTGAGCAGAAATTAAAAGTCTTTGAACTTATTCTTCTTGAATGTCAGTGGTGCGGTACGTTTCCGAGTAAATTTTATTTAAGCGAACTTCTTGACAACTACATTTTACGATACTCGAATAAGAATGATGTTCACTTTAAGTCGACGTCATTTGGTGACAAGAAAGAAGAAGAGGAACACGTAGTAGGTGGTTACGTACTAGACCCTGTGGCAGGAATTCATGACAACGTGTACGTATTTGACTTTAAAAGTCTATATCCAACAATAATCATGACGTGGAACATTAGTCTTGAAACGTTCATGAAGAAAAAACCGAAAACCACTGAGATAAATACTGTCAATGAGTTTTGGACAAAGAAAAACAAAAAGGGAATGCTACCAACAATCATTAGGAAACTACTTGATGAAAGAAAGAAATACAAAGAAATACAGTTAAGTTGTCCACACGGTTCAAAGGATTATGATGCAGCATTTGCCACACAGGTCATCGTTAAAGAAATGGCCAACTCATTGTACGGAACAATGGCACAAAGAGGAAATAGATACTACGACCGTGACGTTGCTGAAAGCATTACAAAGGCTGGCCATTACCTGATAAAACTTACAAAACAATTGATGAAAGAGTATTTTGGTTATGAGACCCTGTACGGTGACAGTGTTCCGTATGATACTTATATACCGATGAAATACTCTAATAATGTCGTAGTAGAGAAGATAGGTGATATTTTTGCAGCATTCCCAAATCGTATTGTACGAGATAGAGGTAAAGAAATAATTTATCTAAATGATAACAATATTCGTACAATGTCTGGAAAGGGTAAATGGCAAAAAGTTCGTAGAATAATAAGACACAAAACTCGTAAAAAACTCTACAATATCACATGTCCAGATAGTGATTTTAGTGTAACAACTGATCATTCTTTTTACTCGAACGGATCTTTATCTACTGTCAATAATTATGAAGATAAAATGATCTATTCTAGTGATATAAAAATAGATACTGTAGATAAAAGAAAATTAAAATTTACGAATACTGTGAAACGTATAGATATTAAATCTCTTTTTGATGGTTACATTAAAGACACTATTACAAGAATGGATTACTCTTGTGAAAAAAATAGAGATAAAACATTGACAGTAGGAATAAAGGCAAAGACAAAAGGCTTTTCCGATAAATTATTTAAAGCAAAACGTTTTATTAAATTAGATAAAGATTTCGGTATCGTCCTTGGTGGGTACATGGCAGAAGGTTCAGTATCCAAACACAATAGATTGAAATTTACTTCACCTATTCTGTACTGTAGTAAAAATAAAAAAGAGGTAAAATATTTTTTTAGTCTTGCACGTAAAGTATTTGGTTCAGATGCTGTTGAATATTTTGAGTACCATAATGGCGCAAGAATAAAATTGAAAACATTTTTGTATGCAAGACTACTTGAAGAGTTATGTGGATATGGTAGTAGCAAAAAACAATTTCCAGATTTTTCGTGCATGTCGAATAGAGATTTTGTTGAAGGTATATTTTTAGGTTATCAATACGGTGATGGCATAAAGGATCTTTTTGATAAAGATTTAAATACTGGAAGCATTGGTGGCAAAAGTAGGAAAATGGTTAGTCAGGCTTTTTTTCTACTCAATTTTTATTTTGACAAAGATTATTATTATCGATTTAGACACAAAAAAGAAAAGAATGTGGTCTGGGTTGAATTTAGAAATAAAGACACTGCAAATACGAAATCACTAGCTGCAATAAAACGATGGAAAGAAAAAAGAGTTTTATATAAATCAGAACACACTAGAAAAACAGATGGTTACGTATATGACTTAGAGGTTGAAGAAGATCATACGTTTATTGATGCGTGTGGTGGTACAATACTTCACAACACTGACTCTGTCTTTGTGAAAATGGATGACAATCCTGATGTGTCAAAAGTTCTTGAAAAAATTCATGAAGGTTATGCAGAACATCTCAAAAAAGATTTTAATATAGATATTTCACATATTGTTTTGGAACATGAAAAAACTTATTCAAAGATTTTGTTACTTCATAAAAAGCAATACGCAGGTAGACTAATTGAAATCGATGGAGAAAAGGTTGATAAGGTTTACGGTAAAGGTCTTGACTATATTAAAAGGGATGCCATTGAGTACGGTCGACGTCTTCAAATAGAGTTGATAAGACAGATTCTGTATGAAGATTATAATTTGAAGCACTACATAGACTTCATACGAAAAGAAATGAATATCTTTGAAACCGGCAAGTTTGATCTAAAAGACATTACCATCATGACAAGAATATCTCGTCGGCCAGAAAACTATAAGCAAAAGGCTGTGCACATTAGAGTTGCAGAAGATATGATAAAGTCAAAAAAAGAATTCTATGTTGGTATGCACATCCCGTATATTGTGACTGAAAAAAATCCTAGACTTCAAGGTATTCACGTAGACGATTTTGATGGTACATACAGTAAAGAATACTATTGGGATATGAAAATCTATGGTCTTCTTCTTAGACTACTTGCATGCGTTTTTCCTAAATATGATTGGGATCAGTATCTTTTTGAAACAATAGCAAAAAGAAAAAAGAAAATGACAATGTATCGTAAGTGGTTAAACGACCCTAAAAAGAAAAGAGAATATGTAGAAGAAAGAATAAATAACGACAGGTTTCTTTCAAAGAAAAATAGGGATGTTCTGTTGGGCAAAAGAAGTCCATTTAAAGTGAAACAATCACCAGATGCTCTTAAAGTTAAGAAACGCATTTGTATAACTACTAAAAAGAAGGGGAAGAAAAAATGTCTAGTCAAAAAGGGAAGTTGCTAGGTCTTTTAAAGCTCAATGCAAAAAAGAATAATAGGTCGTACGATGATTTGATTGGGTGGTTGGAGACGACTTCTTTCTACACAGATCCAGCATCTCAACGATATCATAACAATTACCCTGGTGGTCTTGTCGATCACATGTTAAACGTGAATGAAATACTTGAAGATCAAATAAGATCTAGCAAAATTAAAGATCAATTCACTACAGACACATTCGACACGTTGATTGTTGCAATAGGTCATGATCTTAATAAAGTCGGCACTTACAAAATTGGATTTAGAAATAGAAAAATTGACAACGTATGGTGTCAAATGAAATTTTATGAAGGTCAATATCGTGACGACATTCTAACTCACGCTGAAGTTTCATTGGCGTTGACAAGAAAATATGTTCCTGATCTGTCTCGAACTGAGTGTGCAGCAATAAGATGGGCAGAGGGAATGTGGGATGAGTCGTGCGGTACAGATGCAGGTCGGCGTGCGTGGACGAATGCAATAAAATATGATCCACGTGTTCTGTACACCCATAATGCAGATATGCAGGCCACTTACTATTATGAAAAAATTCTTGATGAAATAGAGCTTAATAAAGTATTGAGCAAAATAAAATAGAGGAGAAAGATATGGCATTAAAGCCTAAAAAGAAAGCAGGCAAAACTGCAAGTTCAGGAAGATCATTTAATGTAAAGAAATATGATGCTGAAGATTTTTCTAAAAATTTAGATGATCTTGATTTAGAGACATTTGCAATTGGGATGCACAAACGTCTCGTTAGTGTTGCAAAGGTAATTAAAGAAGACACTGGGCATGTTGATCCTCATGAAGTGAAAAGACTTCTTGCCGATTACCCTTCGTTGTACAGTTGGGCAATAGTGGAATATCGTTTGATAGATGCTAGATACAATGAAGAGAAAGAGAAATTTGATTTTAAAATGAAAGAATGGTTTGATGAAATGTCAAACGCAATGGAAGAGAAAGCAACACAAAAAGCAATCGATGCTGCAATCTATAAGGAGTACAAAGAAGAAATAGATGGTTTCAAAAAAGAGATACGAGATCTTGAGGCAAAAAGTAAAGTTGCTCTAGGTATGCTTGAAGTTTGGAAGGCTGGTGTTCATACTGCACAATCACTTTCAAAACATATTGCATTGGACCTTGAGCTTTCTAAAATTCGTCACAAACATGGAGCATGATTATGCCACAAACACCAGATAGAATAAATTACGGTATGAGTAGAAAAATATCAGATGGTGATTTTGGTTCAATCGATGTGCATTTTAGTTACTCTACCGATGTTGAAGAAGACGAAACACTTGATAAAGCAAGAAAGCGTTGTGTCAAGTATGTTGAAGATTTCATTGTTGAAAAAATAGAAGAGATAAATAACGAACTCGAATAAGGAGAAGTTCACTATGGGTAATATTGACAAGATTATGAAGAAGAAGAAGCAACATGATGCTCAGAGTGTGATGCCTGAGTTTAAGAAAAAAGTGTTGCAACCAGGTAATAACAGATTTCGTATTGTTGGTGATATGAAATTTGTTTGGGAACACTGGTTTATCGCTGCAGATGGAACACCGGTTCATTCAATTTGTGTAAAGGATGAAGAAGGTAACGGTGAGTGTAAAGTATGTAAACGACATATTGAGGCTGCCGCGCTTTTGAATTCAGACGGTGAATACACAAAAGAAGAAATCGAGATGGCTGAAATTGCAGTTGGTGATCGTTCGGCACCTACTCAAAAGTATCCTGCAAGTTGGCAAGCAAGAGAATTTGCATACATGAATGTTATCGATCGTGACGATAACTGGTGTAAAGAAAATGAACATACAAAAATACTTTCAAAATCTACTTCTCAAGGTGGTATTTCATCTGGTCGTGGTGGTATTTTTGACGAGATTATTGACGTCGTTGACGAACATGGTGACTACGAAGAAGAATCGTACGATATTCGTATCAAGAAATCTGGTAGAGGCACAGACACTGAATACAGAGGCTATAAGGATAAGGAAGTTAAGCTCACAAAAGAAGAAAAGACAATGGAACTTTATGACCTTGACGAACTTACAAAACCCACTGACCCAAAAATACTTGATCAATGGCTCAACGTTGGTGTTAAGGGTGATAAGAAGAAAAAATCTGATGACGTAAAACCAAAACGTAGTAGAAAATCAGATGATGATGAAGAAGATGCACCTAAGAAAAAATTCTCTGTATCGGTGAAGAAGTCAAAGAAGAAAAAAGAGCCAGAGCCTGAGGTTGAAGAAGATGAAGTAGAAGAGGAAGAAGAAGTTGAAACAAAACCTAGGACAAAAACTAAGGTTAAAACAAAAACCAAAGTCAAAACAAAAAAGAAGAAAGAAACCGAACCCGAACCTGAGCCAGAGGAAGAAGAGGAAACAGATGAAGATGAAACTGCAGAATGCCCAGAATGTGGAGAGATGATTTCCATAGATAGCTTAAGCTGTGAGCATTGTGGAACAGAGTTTGAGGCAGAAGACGAAGACGAAGACGTATAGGTGAAAAATGGCTAAGCGTAAGACTACAAAAAAAGTAAGTGTAAAGAAAAAAGCAGACGATAAAAAAGAGCCAAAGAACATCACAGATTTTTTGGTATCTGTTGTTAGAAAAGATTATGGTCGTGAAAGTATTATGACCATGAAGAAAGGTGAAGGTAATAGGGTACCGGCTCTTTGTTCTACAGGTTATGAACCACTAGATGAAGCACTTGGTATTGGTGGTTTACCGGCAGGTAGAATAATTGAAATTTATGGGCCAGAGGCTTCAGGAAAAACTACACTTGCTTTACATGTCGCTGCCGAAATTCAAAAGCTTGGTGGTCAGGTTGTGTTTGAAGATGTTGAACATGCACTTGATCCAGATTATGCTCAAAATATTGGTGTCGATATTGAGAAACTTATTCTTAGTCAACCGGACAATGGTGAACAGGTTTTTGATATCACCGAAAAGATTATAAAATCTGCATACGAGTATGAGGTGGAATACAAAAAACCATCTAAACCCATTGCCGTCATAGTTGATAGTGTTGCTGCAATGACACCGAAGGCCATGTTGACCGGTGAATTAGAATCAGGAACTGGTGCTGGCCTCGGTGCACATGCACGACTAATGAGTGAGGGTCTAAAACGTCTTGTATCTGTTATGTCAACAATGAAAACAAAATGTGTGGTGATTTTCATAAATCAGATTAGAACAAAGATTGGTGTAGTGTATGGTAATCCAGAATACACCACAGGTGGTTCGGCTCTTAAATTTTATGCATCGACACGAATTGAAATACGACCATCTACTGCTTACAAAGAAAATGACGAAATAGTTGGTAAAGAATTCAAGGCTAAAGTTGTGAAAAATAAAGTAGCACCACCTTTTAAGATTGCAAAGGGTTTGATTATTTTTGGCATAGGCATAGATAGATGCTGGCCTATTTACAACAAACTTAATGATGCAAAATTAATAAAACGAGTACCTAAGTCTGCGTGGAAAGAAATTGAGGGTTTTCCGAAATTTGCAGGATACAAAGGTTTCAGGAAAATGTATGAAGAGAATTGTGAAAAAATTGCTGAAGTTTATGGAGAGGTATTAAGCTAATGCCAGATGAAGCCTTCGAAAAAATGATAAACAATGTATGTGATCGATTGGAAATCTATGATCGGCATCAACGTAGTTGTGTTAAGACAATTTTGGAAAACACAATAATATTTAACGAAAGACGTACTGGTGAACTTACCGAGCAAAAACTTGAAAGTTTTGTTACGATACTTGGTGGATACGTTAGTGAGATTTCATTGATTGCAGACAATCCAGATATGTACAAAACAAAACTTGACAACATCAAACAACGATTGAATGAGAAAGCATGATTGAGATTATTCACACCGCAGATCTTGGTCTTAAATACCACCCGTATGGTGGGATAAATCCAAAGACTGGTTTGAATAGAAGATTTGAGGACGTGTATCGCACGTTGATGTTTATTGTGAATAAAGCAATAAAACGTAAGGTTAGATTTGTCATAATTGCAGGAGACATAAATGAAGAAAGAAATCCCGATAGCATATTGATAGAGAAATTCTGTGAACAAATAATAAAATTGGTAGATGCAGGAATTGATGTCATAATAATACCAGGTAATCATGACATTGACTCATCTATTGGTACGAGTACTTCTGTTACGTATCTTAAAAAATTACAAATACCTCGTGTTCATATTGCAGATTTTGAAATAGAAACTTTCAAATTTGAAAAACAAAAGATTGCATTTCATTGTGTACCGTATTTTATGAAGTACAACACAAAAACCGGTGCACGGTACGACACGAACGACGACATAAGTAAATACGTAAATGAATCCATTGATGAGATGAAACTCGTAGATGGGTATTTCAATATTTTGGTTTCACACTACAGCACAGAGAAAACGTTTGAAGGTTTATACGTAGACGAAGTCAAACTTAAAATGAAACCTCTAAGAAGATTTGATTACGTTGCACTTGGTCACATTCATAAATATGAGATGTTTGAGTCCGAGGGCATTTGTGGTGGATACTCTGGTAGCATTTACAAGAAAGACTTTGGAGAAAACTACGATAAATTTTGTAACGTAGTGAAAATAGATAAAGACGTATCGTATGAAAAAATGAAACTTCCAGTCAGAGAATTCATGGATTGTGAGGTCAATGCACTAGACTGTGATGCAGAAGACTTTTACGAATACATATTTGAAAATTTGAAAGGTCATGTTAAGGACAAGATTGTTAAACTGAAAATACGTGTAAACAATCGATTCGGACCAAAACCGATATATGATTTTCTAAGATCAGAGGGCGTGTTTCATTTTGTTCCAATCATTTGGGATAAGGTACGAAAAACGAAAACTCAAAAAATAAAAAATCCTCATAGACTTACAGATACCCAAATTGTTGCTGCTCGTCTTGATAGCATGTCAAAACATGATGATGAATTCAAAAACAGGGTCTATGAAATGTGCGAACAGGTTATAAATGAATGTAACGAAAATTGAAATTACAAATTTTCTTGGCTATCGTCAAGAAACTTTCGACTTCACCGACATGTCTGGTGTAATTTTAATTACAGGTATCAACGACGAGTCTGGAAGTGAAAAGGAGTCGAATGGAGCAGGGAAGAGCAGCATCTTTGATGCACTGATGTGGAGTCTTTTTGGAAGAACAAGAAACGTGTTCGACAAAGAGTTAGTCAAGGATGACGTCATCCACATTATTGAAGGAGAAAAAAGAGCGGAACGTTGTAAGGTGATGGTCCAATTTGAAATGAATAATAATGAGTATAGAGTGACACGAAGCAGGAAGCTTGGTGGGAATACTTCTCTACAAATATTTATTAAATCTGGAAAAAAGTGGAAGGACTTATCGCTTTCAGCCGGAGTAAACAAAAGGACCGGTAAACGTGAAACTGCAATCAACCGAACCCAGCATAGGATTGATGATACTATTAATTGCAATTGTGATTTGTTTCACAATAGTGTCTTATGTGAACAAGGCAATACGAATACTTTTGCAAGATCGTCAAAAACAGAAAGAGAAGATCTTTTCAAAATTGCTCTTTTCTTACAAAAATGGCACGACTACGCCCAATCGTGCAAAGATCGATTAAAGATTGTCAAAGAAAAAATTTCAAACAAGTTTGCAGTCCTTGACGACGTTGGTGAAATATCTGAAATTGAGGAACAATTAAAATCAACCAAAAAAGAGATTGCAAATCTTACAATGACCATCCGATCATTGAAAACGAAACTGAAAAAATCAAAGGCTAAAATAAAGAAGACACAAAAGGAAGTAAACGAGTTAGAAGTCGAACTTGGTAAATATGCTGACATTGAGGAAAAAATAGAAGCAATAGATAAAGAAATAGAAGACCTCGAGACTGTTATTGAAAATGAAAATGGTAAACTCGACTTTGCACGTAGACAATACAAAAAAGAAAATGAAAAGAAAACAACCAGGAAAATTGACTACGACTATTGTGTACGCAACATCAAAGAACTTAAGGCTACGATACCTGAAGTTGATGTTTCAAAAATGAGAAAACTTGACAAAGAAAAAATGGAGTTAGTTGGACAAATATCTAAAAATACTGCTCAGCTAAGTAGACTAAGAGAGGATCGTGAAAACGTTGCCGTAGTGAAATGTGATCACGATGATTGCCCATTTGGCACAGAAGAAAGAAAGAAGCAACGGATAAAAGAAATTGACGATGAGATAAAAAAATACGTTGCCAAGAATAACGCAATAGAAAAGAAGAAAAAAGTAATCGAAAAATCAATTGAAGAATGCGAAGAAGATTTAGAACAAAAAGAAGATGTTGAGAAAACAATTGAAAAGGTAATCAAAAAAAGAGATGAATACAAAGATGGTCTTCAAAGATGTGAAATACAAATAGAGAAATTTAAAACCCAAATAGACTCATACCTGAAATCAATAACGGCGTACGAAAAGGACATCCAAAAACGTCGTCAGAAACGTTCCGACATGGCCGATCATATTACTGCCGCTAACGGCCTAATGGACAGGTATGGGGCCGCCTCAGACGTCCTCAGGGAGGAAGAGGAGCACTGTGGGGATATAACACGCAAATTGGGGGACTCGGCCGCCCAGAAACGAGGTTTGGACGTCTCTAGGGACCACCTATCTGACCAGTTTTCTAAGGTTTCGGATCTTAAAAAAGAGGTAATCTCCTTGGAGGAAGACAAGAACGTAATAGATTTTTCTATCGATCTTCTTTCAAAAGATATTCCTCATGTTTTAATTGAAAATGCAATACCAGAAATACAAGACAACACGAATTCTTTTCTAGATAAATTGTCAAACGGTAGAATGTCTATCGAATTTCAAACAGAAAAAACACTCAAACACAAAGACGCAGATGGTGAGTACGTTAAAAGTGATGCAATGGATTTGATGTTGACGCTTGATAACAAAACTTACAAGTATGCTCTTTACAGTGGTGGTGAAAAGAATCGTGCTGATTTTGCAATACATATTGGTTATGCTGTTTTTCTACTTCAAAGAAGTGGTCATCAATTGGAGACGCTTTTCTTAGATGAGGTTTGCAGTGCATTGGATGATGAAGGTAGAGAAACTCTTGTAGATTTGTTACATGAATTGCACATGGATTTTGGTTTCAAAAAAATATTTCTCATAAGTCAAGATTATAGACTTAAAAAAATGATCGACCAACAGATATCGATAATAAAAACATCGGAAGGAAGCAAAATAAGATGCCTATCGTAATGGGTGTAGACGTTTCATATCATAGCACTGGTCTTGCTGTTTTGAAAAATGGTACGTTACTGTCAAAGGTAAAAATTACTTCAAAAAAGGGAGAAGGCATTGGTGAATTTCTACATCGTGCTAGAAAGGCTGTAGTTCAAACAATTGAGATGTATAGTGTACAACATGTTGCAATGGAAGAACTGAATTTTTCTAGTAACTTTAAAACAAGCATTGCACTTTTGAGAATGCACGGAATACTTCATGAGTTGGTTTACGACATGACTGGAAATGAAGTTGAGATGTATCATAACGCAACGTGGAGAAGTCGATTAGGTATTAAGGCACCAAAATATTCGTACAAAGATGGTGAGGTCAAAAACAAGAGAACTGGTAAGATTAGAAAAGAAAAAAAGAGAGTCTACGAATATGAGATAGTGAATGGCAAGAAAGTAAAGAAAGACATAAAGTACATGACCGTTAAGGTTGTGAATGAATTGTATAACCTTAATTTGGAATACAAAGACAACGACATTGCAGATGCTATTGGAATAGGTCGAGTACTTTGGAACGACGTAGAGGAGATATTGAATGGGAAATCGTCTTCAATTACTTTGTCAGGCTAGAGATTTAGTAAAGCAAGTTATTGATTGTTGCAACTCAACTGTTTTTGGACCAGAAATACCAGATGAAGGAATAGAATTCATTGAGTCAGTAAGAGAACGAGCAGAAAGTATTTCAACATGGATAAATGAAAATAGAAGGGCATCACAAAAACAGGTCGATGCCCTTGAAAATATGCTTGAAGGTGTAGAACGATGGGTAAGAGACTAATTGTATTTGATGGTATGCATGTTGCGTATCGTAATCGTTTCGTTATGAAAGATCTTAAAAATAAAGAAGGCAAATGTACTGGTGCAATCTACGGTACAATTTGTAGCGTTAAAAGAATGATGAGAAATTACCCTGACTACAAAGTAATTTTTTGTTGGGATAAAATGCCTACAAAAAGAAAAAAGCTTGATCCAACTTACAAGGCAAATAGAGAGGATAAACCGGATTGGTTTCCTGATTTTCTAGAAGAAGTAGAAACTCTTAAAAATTGTTTGAAACTTCTTGGAGTAGATCAATATAGTGCAATGGGATATGAAGCCGATGACGTTGCATATTACATTACTGAAAGATACAAGAAAGATTATTCAAAAAATGATCATCTCATTTTGGTCACAGGTGATAGTGATTGGTTTCAACTCGTAGATGACGATACTAATGTCTGCGTAATGAGACCAGGCAAAGAGGAAAAAATATTCAAATCCGACGACGTATGTAAAGAATACGGAATACCCCATCCAAGTAAGATAGTGTTTTTTAAGATCTTCAGAGGAGATAAATCTGATAACGTACCAGGCATTCCAAGATTTCCTACAAAACTTATTCAATCACTTGCACGAGAGTACAATGACATATACGGTGTCATAACATACGTTGACACAAATGATTTGACAAAGGGAACTCGTTGGGGTCAAGCAATAAAGGACAACGAAGAAAGAATAATCCTTAATGATAAACTTGTAAATTTCTACAATCTAAGAACACCAGTTAGAAAAGTATTGGGTGAGTACAATGAAGACGAACTGGTGAGACAATATAGAAGATTGGGTTTCAACTCGTTGAAAAATGAAATCATAAAACAAAGAATGAGGCGATGAAATATTATGACCGGGACTCTTGGATGGGGCTGACCTTGATGAAATGAGAGGCACAGTGAAGTGGTTCGACTCCACGCCCGGTCAAACAATACAGAGGTTGAAGTGAATAGAAGATATTTAGAATTTTTTATGAACGTTGCACAAGAATGTGCAAGAATGAGTACATGTTGCTCAAGATCTGTTGGTGCGGTTCTTGTTAAGGACAAAAGAATAATCGCGACAGGTTTCAATGGAGTACCTGCTGGGATACCACATCCAAAAAAATGTGTAAGAGAACAATTCAAAATTAAAAGCGGTCAACGTCTTGAGTTGGCTGATTGTATTCATGCCGAGATGAATTGCATTATTCAATGTGCACGTCTTGGAATTTCATGTGAAGGCTCTATTTTATTTTGTACGACTCAACCTTGCGTAGATTGTACTAAAGTTATTTTGAACAGTGGAATTAAGAAAGTCTATTACTCTGAACCGTATCAACTTGGTAAAGAGTTTGATTTTATTCGAAAACAAATCGAACAATCTAATACAGAGTTTGAACAATTTAGTTGGAGCTCGAATCATGGGTAGTGAGTACGATGTAATATTTAGGATAGGTAAGTATTTTCTTACAAAAGAGGATACAAAAAAGAAGAAAAATCACTGCGGTGATAGAGAAATCAAAATAAAGATATGCAAAAGCAATAAAGATAAAAGTTACTCGGTAATCATTGGAATGGGAGTTACGTTTTGACTGAAAATAAAAAGGGACCACCAAAAAGAAAATCACCAATGGCAGCGTTTTATCCAATGGGTGATACTGTTTTCATTGTTATGTCAAATCTGGGTCTTAAAACAATAAAGAAGGGCAAGACTTTAGATGGTACAATCGCTGGTAATGATAAGGCACTGTCGATGAAAATAATGAGCGAGAAATCATTTGAAAGCATGAAGGCTACCGTGATAAATAAAATACATAAAAGAGAAATAATAGATAAGAAGGACGATGAAACCGTATGCACAGAAAATCAATCATAATATTTTTTTCTTTCTTTTTGCTGGCAACAAACCACATCGATAGATCTGAGTATCTAAAAAACATATCAAGATATTCAAAACTCATTGATAGATATTCAGCACAATACAATGTCGATCCATTGTTGGTTGAGGCAATGATTGCAAAAGAATCTAGTGGTGTACCAGACGTTGCAGGAATAGATGCAAATAAGAAGGGATGGAGTTATGGTTTGATGCAGGTGAAATACTCAACGGCTTACGGTCTTGGATTTAGAGGAAGCCTAAGTAAACTTAGAGAACCTGCTACAAATATTAAATACGGGACAAAATACATTGCGCAATGTATCGAATGGGCTAAAAACGACTGGAGACTTGCGTTAGACTACTACAATAGAGGAATAGGCCAAGCAATAAAACATCCATACAGCGGTAAATGGGAAGATCATCCGTACGTTGGATTTGTAATTGAATACATGTACGGAGACTAAAAAATGGAACTTTATGAAAACTCTGGAAAAACAATAGACAAAGAAAAAATAGATAAAATACTGTACGAATTCTTTGGTGAAAGAGTTGAACATATTGCAAATATCAAGAAAGTAGATGAACAAGATTTACGTGATGCTCTAAGTGTATATCTAATAGAATGTGGACCAATCAGTACAATACTAAACGACGTGGTCGAAAAACGGCATTCAAAGGAGATACCTTATGAGTAAGTACCTGACGAAATCTGTGTTTGCACATGAAGAAAAAAAGTGGAGAAAATGTTTGGGACCCGGTGGTGATAAATGTGAAGGTCAGATGTTTACAACAAAGTACGAACGAATTTGTCCGTACTGTAAAAATAAGATTGAATATATGAGAAGCGGTACTCAACTATCATCTAGTTTTGAAATTATTCATCGTGAAACTAGATTTGAACCATGCTTTTCATGATTTTCACATTTAAGGAGATTCTTTATGTCAAAAGAAGAAACAAAAAAAGAAAATGAAGATCAGGAAGAAATGAACGAAAATGTTGAAGTCGACGAATTAATTGAAACGTATTACGGAGATTTGATTGTTGCATTTCTGTCGTCTTCAACTATTGTCGACATCAAAGAGGCTGAAGAGTATGCTGACAAAGCATTCGATCTTCTAATAGAAAAACTTGATGGTAAAGCGTCAATGGTTTGGGATGAAGCATTCAAAAATATGTACAGTATTTTAAGCATACATACGTGGAAAACCGTTGAAGAGGCTGTTGACATGGTGATACATGTTGCAGAACTTATTTTTAAGAAATGGGAGTCAAATAAATGAGAAAAATTTTCAAATACCCTTTAATGATTGCAGACTATCAAGAAATTGATTTACCAGAGTCGGCAGAAATACTTCACGTCGACAATCAAAGAGACCAGATATGTCTTTGGGCATCTGTTGTAGCAGATAGAAAAGAAGATAAAATAAAAACCAAAATACGTATTGCTGGAACGGGCCATCCAATAGAAGACTATGGAACTTTACGACATCTTGGTACGGTTAAGTTGTCTCATGGTGATTTAGTTTTTCATGTTTTTGAGATAAAAAGATCATGAAAAGAAGAAGTTTCAAAACACGTCATGTAGATATCGACGACGTTGTAAACTTATATGATAGCGGTTTGAGTTTTGAAAAGGTTTCACGCCGTGTTGGTTGTTCAATAGCAACGGTACGCAACATGTATACAGAGACTGGAAGAAAACCTAGACCGAGACAATATTATTATGATTTGTGGAGGACATGTAATGGGAATAGTCAGAAAACCAACTCGATTAATTGATCATACACCTCTTGACGTTGTTGTCAAATGTGAGATATCAATAAAAGATTTTGCATGCTCGGAAGATTTTGAAGGATCTGTAGATGCTGCACGCGAATGGGTAGCCGAACAAATTTTGGAACGAGGAATAGAAGCATTTACAGAAAATTTCACGTCAGAATGTAAAGTTGACAATGTTGATGTCAAGGTTGCTGGACAAACAAGAAAGGTAAGAGTTTTATCATTCGATGAAGATGATAACGATGACATTTGGATAACAAGTAAGAAATGAAGTGTGGATTGGGATGTGTCTTGCAAAAGGAACAATGATTGATGTTGTCCGTGGTTTAGTTCCCATTGAGGATGTAAAGGCTGGTGATGATGTTTTTTGTTATGATGAAAACAGAGAATTAGATATTAAAAAAGTTGTGTGGTCAGGTAGGACAGGCAATAAAAAAGTATTAAGGTTGCATTGGTCAGGTGGTGGAAATAGTGGTGGTTATGTGGATTTGACACCAGAGCACATGGTAAGGGTTGAAGGTGGTGAATATGTAAAAGCAATGGATTTGAGCAATGGACAAAGGGTTCTTGCATTTGGAAGTGGTGAAATATTACATAGACAGTTTAGAACAATAACTGGTGTACTAGAAATAAATAAATGTGTTGATGTGTATGATTTGGAAATAAAAGATTGTCACAATTTTATTGCAAATCAGATATGTGTTCACAATTCTTGTTCAGACCCAGTTCAAGAGTCTAACGTCTTGCCTGCTATCAAAAAAGTTAGATGGTTTTTCAAACCTACCAATTTTGGCTTAAACTTGCACCCTGATCTTGACAGGGTGCTTTATGAGGTTGACATGAAGATCATACGTAAAGTCAAATCAAAAATACGAGAAGTTTTCAAAGAATATCTTGACGAGGAACTTGCATCTGTAAAACTTATTCTTTGGGAACGAGTATCAATACGGGACAACAAAATTCATGAACTTGGATTAGAAATAGAAGAGTTGAAGAACAAGATTGAGAAACTTTCTGGTGGTTGTGCGTGTAAGAAGGGTGGTGAGTAAATGGACGGTATTGTAAAGTACAATCATTGGTTACCAAAATTGATTAGTAAGAAAATGCCAATCGATGCAATTACAATTTGGCCATTTATTTTTGTAAAGCTAGATTATTTTGATCAAATTCTTTTAAATCATGAAAAAATACACATTCGACAATATACGGAGACACTTGTCGTCGGTTTTTATCTCATATATGCATACGACTATCTATTAAATCGTCTGATACGTAAAAAGAGTCACGTTAAGGCGTATCTAAATATTAGACTCGAACGAGAGGCTTATGCCAACCAATACGATGAAAATTACATGTACACAAGAAAACATTATGCATGGAGACACTACAAACATGGACGCCACACGATACGTAATTGATTCTAGTAGAACAGCAGAGATAGATAGAGAACTTGTTGCTAAAAGAGTAGACATAGATTTAATGCACGCAGGTTTTGGTCTTGCAACAGAGACTGGTGAGTTTGTCGATTGTCTAAAAAAGAATTTTTTCTATGGTCAAAAACTTGATCGTGTAAATCTAATCGAAGAACTTGGTGACGTGATGTGGTATATGGCATTAGCGGCAAGATCTTTAGACGTGTCTCTTGAGCAAATAATGGAGACAAACATCAATAAATTAAAACTTAGATACAAAGACAAATTTACCGAGACCGAGGCAAATGAAAGAGACCTTGAGTCGGAAAGAAAACTTTTAGAAGAACAAAAGAGAAACATTGCTTATGACAGATAAAATAGATAACAAATCTTGTCAAACTGTTCACATTACTTTTATTCTTGAAGACGGTTCAGAAAAAACAGGATCATTTACTGGTCCATCGATTGTTGAGAATAAAGGTCAACAACTACGAGTTAGAAACCTTCAGATAACGGAACCGTATCAGTTACCAAAAAACTGCTATTTTGGTACAATAAACGACGATGAATAGGAAATCAAAAATGAAAATCCCATTTTTTAGACAAAAATCAAAAACGAAATCGGAAATTCCAACCGGTAAGAAATACAACGTTGGAAAAATCACCACAGAGATTGAGACAATGGACGGTGATAAAATAAAAATGGTTGACTGGGGATACGCTGCGTATGACTACAAAACAAGACATGTTCAGGTCAACAAAGTAAACATCAAAAAAGTTTTAGAACATCGACAGATTTCAGGTTTTTTGTTGGTTGGAAAAAATCTTGCAATTCCTGTGTCACGTATTAAAACACTTACGTACAAACAGGAAGAACACGGGGCGTTGGAAATCAATGATGAAATTCAATCGTCGTTAAAGATGTTGACAAATCAATTGAATAAAACAAACAAAGACGCAATGGACAAAATCAAAAATACTGCGTTAAAATAAATGTACAATATCTTGGTGTAGGAGAAAACATGGATATTGAAACACTTGAACGTGCAAACAAACTACGGCAAGAAATCGGTGAGGCTGAATCAGAAGTAAGTCGACTTGAAAGAGCATTGGAATACACAACCGAGTCTCGAAAGGAAGAGGTAAAGAGTTTTTCGATACAGATAAAAAGAACACACGTTGAACCTCTTGAAATACGCGTAGACGTTGCAACTGCAATAGAAGGAATACAAAAAGCTCTTATAGATGCAAAAGAAAAGTTGATGATACTGAAAAAACGTCTTTCGGACATGTAAGATGGGTAAACATAGATACAGAACAACGGTGGTAACCAAACTTGAAAGATCAAGACGAATTCTACAATGGGCCGAAAACAATTTACCACTTTGGTGGGATATTGATCTTAATATGAGCAAATGGGACGCAATGGGAAACGAGGACTTGATAAAAATAGTTGAACAAATGAAAGAACACGGTATTTACAATAAATACACACCTTCTCATTATTTAGCTAAAAGTCTTCCTGCACATTTTAGATTTTGTGCAAACAAACTTTTTGGAACACATTACGATATAGATAGATCGGTTACCGGTTGGGAAGCGAGTAGATTATGAAAGATGACATTCAAGATTTTGTGAATAATTTTCTAAAGTCAAATCCAGATCAAATGGGAAGAGTTTTACCATTCACACGACCAGACGATAGTACACACGAACAATTACAAGACGCTAAAGACATAAACACTTGCATTGATAAAATATCTAAAGTTGCAGAAGAAATGGAAAAATATTTTGCTACAAAAGGCGACGAACTTGGTTTTGCAAAATGGACTATGGCTCTTTGTATTTTAAGTGGAACGGGAATTGGTGTGATTTCTAAATCTTGTTCAAATGGCTCACCAGCCGACGTTGCACAACATTTTATTAACGTTCTTACTTATCAAATAAACAACACAGATCCATGAGAAAAGAGGCTAGACGCTATGATGAACATTATCGACATAATCAAAGACAGGATTATGAATAAAGCACCGCCAGGTGCACGTAGATCAAGCCAATGGCGTAAGGTGAGAAAAGAGCATCTTAAAAAACACCCAAAATGTTTTATCTGTGGATCTGACAATCCAGAAGTTCATCATAAAATTCCTTTTCATTTAGCACCGGATCGTGAACTGAATCCTGACAATCTAATATCGTTGTGTGAAAATAAGAAATACGGGATAAATTGTCATCTTCTTGTTGGTCATCTTGGAAATTATAGAAGAACAAATCCTGTTTGCGAATTAGACGCAATGATGTGGAGAGAGAAACTTGACAACGACTAAAAAAAGATACTGATAAAACGCTAATGAAAATTCTTAAGTTTCATTTGATACATAGTTACTGGGATGATAAATAATGAGCACAGAATATAGTTTTGAAAATAGATACCCTACCTTTGAAAAATGGCTACAAGATCTTTACGACGAAGCCTCTGGTATGGATTTCCCAATATCAAGTGATAGAGAGTCTTGGCGCGAATACTACGACGACCAAGACACACCAATTGATGCCATCATAATGGAGATGAGTTACTCGTGAAAACTGAGAAACAAAGACGTGAAGAAGCAATAGAGTCGGTAGGTCGGATAAAATATCTTAGACTAATGATCGACGAGGAACTTATCTATTTCTCAACACATGAAGTAAACGAATATTGGAACACAACCGACCTCTTGGCAGTTAACGTTTACGTTACCGAGCGTCTACGTCACCGTGTAAATCAGATAAAGAAAATAAGAGAAAGAACAACCAAGAAACAATTCGTGGAGCTTTGCAAAATATGAGAAAAATAATTAAAACAATTGGAGTTGACGATGAAGTGTATAGCGTCACGCTATCGGTTCTTGGAAAATCTGTCAACAAAAAAGAAATGTATACCGACAAAGCCTACCAACCCGATGTATTGTCGATAGAAGTGGAACCGTTTGACGTAGACGTGGAAATACCGCTAAAAACTGTCATTAATTTTCTTAGACCAGAAATGGAGACCCTATGACAAAAAAGAAATGCAGTTGCGGTGTTTGTAAGTCGTCGGATAAAGAGCCAACAACATGTGGTGGAGAAATCCCTACTCCGTATCTTTTGATAAATCTAGACAATGGTGACGTCGACAACGTTATTAATGGTCTAAGTTTTTTTATCAAGCACTACAAAACAATAACCGGAGACCCTGCCAAGGAAACAATAAAACACATGAAACGTCTTGAAAAAAAGATATGGCGAGTAATTAACAACACAGATAAAATGAGAAAAAACGGAGACTTTGATGCTTATTAGCAGTCAAGAATATCTAATTAGAAAGAGAATGAAAACAAATCATCTTACCGAGTATTTTCAAACCAGCAAAGTAGTGAAATGGTATTTTTGTTGGATACCTGTTTACACGGTTTCAAGAATAATGAGTCATTCTCTGTACAAGAGTTGAGGGCAATAATGGATTTGATTGAAATTTCAAAAAATGAAGAACTGCTTGAAGTTGGAAGAATTGCAGTCGAACGTGTTCTTATAGATTGGAGAAACCGCAGACTTAGTGAAGCTTTTCGGGGAAACGGTCTAGTAATACGAGAAAAGGACGGTAAAGAATCTAACGTTATTAGATTTGGTCCAGAGCTTGCAATTAAAATTGGATTAGAGGCAATACATGAACATCTTCAAAAAAGTAATAGAAGGAGACTTCGATGAGTAGCATTGAACTACCATTTCTTAAAAAATACGGAAAAGAAATTGGTAAGTCAGCAGATGAAGGAGATGAAGATGCTAAAAAGATCATCTATTGGTACGGTAGATCCGAGAAGTCGTTTAACCGTTGTGAGGTTGCAGCGTTGGCACTTGATCTGGCTTTGGATTGGTACGGTAACCCACGAGTTGCACGAGCCTATGAAAGACTGATAAAGAAAATAAAAAAAGAGATACCAAGATGAATGGACTAATGTTTTTTAAAAAAAACCAACGTCAAGAATAGTGGTTATGTATTGGTCTCGTGGCATAATCCAAAATCAATAACCTGGCGTTGGGCTATTTGGTGGAGATGGTCTAAAAATCTATCCGTCAAATGGTGGCGTGGACCAAACGGTCACGCTTTTCTTATTGTGTCGAGTCCTTTAACTGGGACCTTTGATTTTAGACTTCAACCTCATATGTGGAGACACCTCGACAATGAATCTACTAGAACACGTTGTGATAAAAGTAATTCAAAAACCTCGTAAAAGAATAGACCAAGAGTATTGTTGCTGGGAGTCGGAGGTAGAATGTGATTGTTGGGGAAGTAAAGGACGACGCGTCTGGCGTGAGAGACCAATAAGATAGTTATAGATAAAAAAACCACACCAGGATACAAGTGGAGTCAATAAAACACAAAACGTAAAATCAAAATCTAGACACTAGACACGTTTTAGATTTTTGAAATCCGATTTTCAACTACAACTAAGCGAACCACAAACTAAAACCGAGCCGAGCCGTAAAGAAAAGACTTAAGACCGGCGAGCCAAACCCTCACCGTAAACCGAACCGCCAAGAGACTGTGTACAATAAAAGAAAATAAAGTTAAGATAAATCTACCGTGTAAAGGAAAAAACCATAACATAAATGAGAAAAACAGTAGTGAAAAACCATACCAAAACATATAGGAAAACAGATACAACTACTAAGGAATACATATACAACCACACACAGCTAAAGCATACGCTATACTACGACAGACTACGTCCCCACATCAATCACACACCATTTGGCATAGGCAAACAACCACAAATCAAAACTAAGACCCTACGACGCCACGAAGTACGCCGACATGCTTCGACACTAGATCTAGTTTTTACGACGTCTTTTAAAGTCATAAGCAGGGTAGAGGCGCTACGCGTCGATCCATACGAAACGACCGTCGACAAGATCTGGAGAAAAGAATCTCGAGAAAAGGAGAACCTGTGTGAGAATAGTGGGGATATGCAAGGGGTAGTAGAGGATAAACACCGTTCAAAAAACAAGTGTTTATTGAACAACACTGACCGATACTTTTTGGCCGAAGACTATACCGTTTCAAGGGTAGGAAAACAAGGGGGTTTTTTGAACGGATCCGTTTGGCCGATAACATTAGTAAAGCCTATCGACACACTTGACAGGTCACGACACAACAAGACTTATGTTGGGAGCAAAAATCTTGTCAAGGGCCCCCGGGTGTCAAAAAAACTGTGCGGTCTCTTTCTAGGGGGTACGTTCCTAGGCCCACTTTTGTCTAGACGTTTTTCTGAAAAGTCGAAGATCTCGTTGTTAACAAGTCGACGTCGTAAGAAGTCGAACCAAAGACGGGGAAACTTAAACACGTCGTCCGTAAGCTTAATCATGCCGTCAACCTGTAGAAGTCAATACACACAAGACGTAGGTAAATGCACCACGTTGTTAAGACGTGACCGTTTGGATAGATACATACACCGTCCAGTAACAAGAACAACTTTTAGTCATATTGGTAGGAAGTAAATCATGGGTGAGAAGAAAAGACTGGTGGTCAAACCTAAGACCGATGCTCGTAAAAGTAAGACGGACAACAAAAATAGATCTGCAGAGCTTAGAAAATCAATTTACGGTCGTCGTCTAAAGATAAAAGACCAGAAAATGGCGAAGACGTTTTCCGACTCGGTCTTTGTGCCGGAAAGTGTAGGTCGATGGTTGGACGACGAGCATATTTATGTTCTAGACAATTTGACTCGTGGTCTTCGCGTAGAGGCCCCCTTGGTCAAGAAGGCGAAGCTAAGTCTTCACAAAGCAAGAAAGATTGTGATAAAAAAGATGTTGGCGTATACCTACACGGACTCGGAGATTTGTTTAGAGCTGGATCTTACCGGAAACGAACTCCACAACTACAAACGAGCCCTATATAAGGAAGAAATAGAAAGTCTTAGAAAATCCACCGCCGAAGAACAGTTTGTCCAGTACAGACATAATCAAATGGAGGTGATAAAAGACCTCGACGTCTTGATCGAGAAATTCAAATCCGGAACAAACTCCAACGCCCTTGCCAATGCCCTTAAAGTTAAGTTTGAAATCCTGCGCGACATTGCCGCCAAGGCACAGGAAATGGGTTTCATGGAGAAAAAACCAGAAGAACTAAAAGTTATTGGCGAAGTAGATCTTGCCGAGCTCAGTAACGATCAAATGCTTAGTTTGGTTCAACGTCAACAGGATCTTGTAAATCGCGTAGCCGCCGGAGAACTTACCTCGGTCGGTAAAATCAAAAAAGCTCTACGAGTTGTGTCAAACGAATAAGGAGAAACCAAGTGAGAAAAATAGCAGAACTACAAGACCTTAAAACCGTTGGTTGGTCGACGTGGGGACTGACGGTGTTTTTCATATTGATTGGTATTTATGAATTGACACAAGGACAACGTTGGTTGTTTGTGATGTATCCAATTCTTGGCGTGTTTATCATATTGTCCGAGACACATGCAAATAAAACATATCGGCGTCATGCGGCTTTTGTCCGAAAGATTGAGAAAGAAATGGTCGACGCCATCGAGAAGTACCAAGGTCGTTCTTCAAAAAACGACTCACGTGACGAGGGGTCTCCAACAATTGGAACTGCGTCGGACGACCTCTCGTCACAATTAGAGGACAATCAAAAACAATGAAAGAGTATCTTTGTCTACATCGTCGTCGTCCAGATCTTCAAGAAGTGACATTGATTTTTGTTCCACTAGAAGAAGACGAAGCAATCACCGCCTTACTTGCCTTGGTAGAAAAGTATGACGCACTTTATTTGGACGAGACAAAGATTTACAACGACCACGACATTGAACTTCTACAAAACACCTCCTCGCCGAAAGGACAATTTCTTAACTGATGATAAAACTAAAGGTGAAAAAACAGACTAAGGATTATGAAGACGACCGTCTTGAAGAAGAAGACGTATTAGGAATGGTCAAGAACAATGGTCAACGTCGTCGTGGTTTTATCCCCCGTAAATACATCGAGCAATTGTACGCACAAAACTTCTCGGCGCTTAAAGAAATGATACGTCGTAAAGTTTTAGAAGAAAACCGAGTCGACATTCTTGCCAACTACGTTCTTGGTTATGAGATTGCAGACCATCACGACAGGATGTGGAAGTTTTTCAATCGACCGGGACATCCCGATGGACCGCGACGTCGTGGAATTCTTCTGGCGCCCAGGGGATCTGGAAAAACTCACATTCTAAACTATAGTCAAATAGTTTGTTGGATCTTACAGGACCCGAACGAAAGAATTCTTATAACATCCGACACACAGTTACAGGCCGAAGCATTTCTTAGAGTAATCAAGGCACATCTTGAAGACCCGTTTTTGGTAGCAATATTTGGACAACAAAGAGGGGCCAAATGGGACACCCGTGAGATAAACGTAGCGGCAAGAACCTGCAAAGCTAACGAGTCGACTGTGACATGTATTGGTTGCGGTGGTGGTCTTACGTCTAAACACTTTACAAAAATAATTGTGGACGACCTTGTTGATGAAGAAAATTCTAGAACACAACATCAACGTGACCTTGCCGACACCTGGGTACATAAAACATTGTATAACGCCGTTGAGAAAGACGTGATCATTTGGTTTATCGGTACATACTATCATTGGGACGATATTTACCGGCGTTTGTCTAAAAAACATGAATACAAAGAACACATTCTTCGAGTTCCAGCGTTAACGTATCATGAAGAACTGGTAACGGAAGACAATCCAGAAGGTGCTCTTTCCTACTGGCCAAGTCATTACCCAACCAAGGAACTTTTGGCAAAGAAACGAGAGCTTGGAATCCATTGGTACACTCAGATGCAAATGGAAATCGATCGTGAAATCGGTGAATACTTTAACCCCAATTGGATAAGTATCGAGACCGATTACCCAAGAAAAAATATTCGTATTTGGCAAGGGGTTGACCTTCAGGTAAGTAAATCAGAATCGTCAGCCTTCTTTGCGCATTCCACGATAGTAGAAACTCAGACTAAACCAAAGCATTTCTATATTGTAGATGCAATAAGAAGTAAACCGACCGCAAAACGACAGACGGAGATTATCGTCAATCAGCATAACGATTGGGATCCGATAAAAGTGGCTATCGAAGGTAACGCATTTCAGGCAATTAAAGAACAGGAAGTAAAGGAACTCGACGAGGACGTAAGGGTTAAACTTCTCTATACCGATAAGGACAAAATCACAGAGGCCATGAAACTTCAACCATCTTTTGAAGACGGTCGCTGGCATGTTCTTACCACAACCGAATGGGTTAGAGATTTACTTGCAACTTTTCCGTCTAAGGAGAGTCTAGACGTTTTCGACTCAATAAATCTTGCTTACAAAGTCAGCCGCTCGAAACGTCGACGTCGCCGTCGCCGAGAGCCAGGTTTAATTTGATGTTTAACATTACAGAAAAATGTATTAAATTCAGTCTAATCATTAATACAGCTTCGAAAGGTTGTGAAATTTGAGTGATAACAAACCTCGTAGGAAAGCTACCGCGAACTCACAGCAGGTCGTGAACATAAATGATAGAGACGGTCAACGTCGAGCGCTACGTGCGATCACTGTGGGCCAAGTTGAAAAATACATACAAAAATCTACCGAGTCAAATCAGGTAGAACAAGAAAACATGTTTCGCAACGTTGAGGATCTTAAATGTCCACCGTTCGATCTTTTAATGCTTACCAAGATGCCTGAAAACTCAACGGAACTTGGTCAATGCGTTGATGCAATGGTTACAAACATAGAAGGTTTTGGTGGACGATTTGTTCCACGGGTACCAAAAGAAGACAGAGAAAAGTTACAGGACGAACTTGAACGAGAATTTGAAAAACTTGACCTTGTTTTCAATAACGTTAATCCTGATTATGATCTTACGGAACTTAGAAAACGTGTCCGTCGAGACATCGAAACAACAGGAAACGGATACATTGAAATTCTTCGTGACTCTAACGAAGACATTCATTCGATGTATCACATGGAAAGTCATTCGGTTCGTCTCACGAATTTGGACAAACAAACAACCGACGTCGAAATACCATACGTCACGAAAGACTATCAAATAAAAAATAAGATCTTTAAGAAACGATATACTCGTTTCGTTCAGGTTCGTGCAAATAAAAAAGTCTGGTTCAAAGAGTACGGGGATCCAAGAATAATGGATCTTAGAACTGGTAAAATTGCAGATGAAAATCTGGATCCAAAATTTCGTGCGTCGGAGGTTTTAAGGTTTCGTCTTTTTAGCAGTTCGAGTTCTTATGGTGTGCCTCGATACATTGGAAATCTTTTTTCGGTTCTTGGAAGTCGTGTGGCGGAAGAAATAAATTTTGTCACCTTTCAAAACAACAATATTCCGGCCATGGCGGTTATCGTTAACAATGGCCAGTTAACTGATGGGACAATTGAACGCATCGAAGAGTTTGTAGAGTCTCATATCAAGAGAAGCAAAAATAGAAGTTCGTTTCTTATTTTGGAGGCCGAACCGTTCACGGAAGACAACGACTCAAATGGTCCAATGAAAATTGAGTTGGAAGATCTTACCAAGGCACAGAACAATGACCAGCTTTTTCAAGAATACGACAAGAACAATGCCGATAAAATTAGAAGATGTTTTCGTCTTCCTCCAATTTTTGTTGGTCGTGCCGATGACTATACTAGAGCAACGGCAGAGTCTTCACGTCGTCTTGCTGATGAACAGGTTTTCTCACCTGAAAGAGCAATGTTTGACTTCCAAATGAATAGACTGATACTAGATCTTGGTATCAAATATTGGAAATTCAAATCAAACTCTCCAAATGTAACAGATGATGAAGATCTGGTGAAAGTTCTAGGTGGAACAGAAAAATCTGGCGGCATGACACCTAACGTTGCAAGAATGATCATTGGAGATATTTTAAATATCGACATACCGGCCTACGATCCTAAGAAAATCACATTCAATCCAGACGAACCGTTTAGTCTTGCAATGGCCGACCGTGTTAAGAACACTTCTGGAGAGGCACCCAATCAAGGACAAATTCCCAATCCCGATAAGGTGGAAAAACGAATTCAAAGAATCGAAAACTTTAGCGATGTAATTGAAAAATATCTAGACGTAAATATTTTTGGTGAAGACAAGGATGACGAAGTCGATTAGTAAACTTACCGACCTTGTACATGGTCTAGAATTTGCCATCTACAAGGCTACGGGAAACATTGAACGTGTCGCCGAGAAACGTGAGAATTCACTGACTCGTACGTTGGCCGTTGAATGGAAGAAGAACCTCGCTAGACTTGACGCACAGATCGCTAAAACCTTCACGGGTGATAAACAACCCACCAAAAATGACTACGACTCTGTGGCGAGGTTGTGCGATAGTCTTTTTATTGACTTTGCCGAGCCGCTTGACAAAGATATTGAGCGAGATATTTCTTTGATGTATCGTCTTAATAAAGCAGATTTTGTCAACCGTCAAATGGTACGACCCATAGAAAAAGCAAAGAAAAAATCTAACGTAGAAATCATTCCAGCATTTACAGATGCTGATAAAAAAACAATCAAGATATTAAAAGACCAGAACAAGATTGCAGCGAATGCTTTCTACAAAGGAAATCTTTCGAAAGAGGTGTCACAAATTCTTGCCAATACATATAAAGAAGGCAAGAATATGACAAATGCTGGCAAGGCGCTTAGAGATAGATTGTCTGGTCGTCTTGGTCTTTCAAAGAAAGTAATTGATCAGAAAATAGTTCCTTCTGGTTACACGGGAAGCAGTGCAAGTTATTTTAAAGGTCTTGCTAGTACTTCAATGAATAGAGCAAGAACTTTCTCGTCGTTGACGGCAATGGTTGATGCTGGATTTACTGAGTACAGAATTTTCAACCCACTTCCAGTAAACGACACGTGCATTCAAATGAATGGTCGTGTTTTTAGAATAGACCAAGGCGTTTCTCAAATGAAGGCTGTTCTTGGCGCCAAAGATGTAGACGCTTTGAAGAAAGTTGCACCTTGGCAACGAGATCTTTCTAGTTTTGGTATCAAAGGTGCTGGACAAAAAATGAACAGCAAAACAAGCAAGACTTTGGCCGACGCTGGTCTTGCTTTACCACCATATCATTTTAGATGTAAGACGACGGTGGAGGTTGTTGCTTCAAGTCCTGGTGGTGTTGAAGTAATTCCAGATGAAACTCTACCGAAAGGTATGAATGCAGCCCTAGACAGCGCCGACGATATTGTAATTGGTGAAAAATATCTTTTCAAAAATCAAGAAGTTACAGTAACGAAACGTTTCGTTGTTCCTTCAAAAGGAAATATCGACGTCGTAGGTTACACTACATCTGAAGGTAAATTTAAAACCACTCAGGTTCACATATTTAAGAAAAAAGCAAATCGTCTTGGATCTGTTGTTGAACCTGAACCACCAATTGTTGCGCCACCAATTCCAAAACCACCAGGCGGCACAACAATACCGGTACAACCGGTCGATGTACCTAGACCAAAACCTGTAAAGAAACCTAGAAAACCTCGAGCAACTACGAAACCAGATGAAACAATACCGACAAGATATGATGATTTACCACGTGGCGTTCCATTTACATCACAAAAAGAAGCCGAAGCATTTGCAAAGATGATAAATGAAGCCACGTCGGCCAGTGATTTCAAAAAACTCGTAAACAAAAGATACAACGTACGTCTTTATCTGGACGATTCAAGTGGTGATAACATACGCCGTGCTAAAGATTGGATGATGCAGGTAGCATTAGACAAACGTCTTTCAAAAATCATGATGTCAGATTCCGTAAATCTTTTAGATCTTGGTGGTAAGTTCAAATACGCTGAAAAATATTATAGAAGAAATAAAAATGTGTTAGGTTTTTATTCTCAAAACTTTACACACGATAGACTTTTATCTGTTAGAAATCTTAGAAGTACAGGTTGGGACACGTTGGTCCATGAGCTTGGTCATGCCTTTGATCATTACATACGAAACGGTGGTCCCAAGGTAACCGGTCGTTTCACTATCATGAGTCTTCAAGGACCATGGTACATGGTCGATAGAAAAATGGCACACGTCTGGGGTAATAGACGATTCGGATACATTACCTGGTATGCCGAGACCGATCCATGCGAAGATTTTGCAGAGGTTATGAAGTTCTATTGGAAGAATAAAGAAAGACTAATGCGGGTTGCACCAGAAAAACTTGCAGAACTTGAACGTTTATTTGGAGTGTGGTTGGATTGAAATACGCGTTGAAAAATTTTGATGGTACTCTTTTGGCCAAAGTTGAACAAAATAATGGTAAAATATTTTTAGAGGCCGAACAGTCTAACGAAGAAGATGAAGAATACAATGCAGACTTCTTTTATTGTTTGTTTTCTCAGCCGTACGTCACACAGTCTGGCGGTTCAGAAAAAACAAAAGAAGGCATTGTAAGATACACCGAGCAGGTTGAACTACAACCAGACGACAAGAATTTTTTTAAGACAATAATTGCCGATGGTCCAAAACTTGGCTTTATTGCAGAAGAGGTGAAATAGTATGGGATTGAAACTTGTCAAGAAAAACAAGGACGTGATCGCTCAGAAAAGATTTGATCTTCACACTCATTCATTAATGTTCGACAAGGACACTTTTACAGTTCCAGAAAAGGCAGCAGAATGGGCAGATAAAAATGGATACGACGTTGGCAAATTCGATGATATTGGGAAATATTACACCTACGAACAAATAAGCCGAGAACGATTCGTTGAAGAAAGTCTTAAGGAACACCAGATAACAGTTGGCGTCAAGGCAATCGTTGGTACCTTTAAGGAATTCGACGACGTAAAGGTTGATGAAGAAACCGGAGTAACAACAACATCAAGTTCTTTTGACAGAATACAAGATAAGATTGAAACCGAAAGTCCTCATCTTTCAGACAACCAGGTTGACCGTCTTTCAAAACTCAAAGAAAAATATCAAAAACAACTTGCCGAACTAAAAGCAAGACTCAATACTTTCATACCTGTTCTTAATGAATTCATTGACCTGTCTGCCAATCTTGTGAAAGATGAAAACAAATTGAGTTATCTTGATCGATTTACAATCGGTATGGAAGCTCTTACAACCGAGATGAACAAGATAACGCTTCCAGAATTTGAAGAAATAGACCCTGACGGTGTGTTGGAAAATGATTACAAAAAAATCAAACCGATTATTGTTGAAGTCAACAAGATGTTTGAAGACACAAGCTTTACAGACTTCCATGATCTTACAGGATACGTTCTTCATTTTGGTGACAACGTAATCGATAAAGTTCTTACCGATGAGTTACTTGTCAAAAACCTACCGGCAAGAAAATTCAAAAAAGTTCGTAAAGCAAACGTAAAGGTTATTGATAAAACATTTGCTGGCAATAAAAAATTCACGTACTCAGTTGGAGTGATGGTGAATGAAAAGGATGTGAAAAAATATTCTAAGATTTCTTCCGACCAAGGTTTTAATTTTGTAATTCTTGGTAGCACTTCTCCGACTGACGTCAGATTAGAAAAGGGCGACATCGCCAGTATCGAAATACAAGAACTTCTTGTAAATAAAACATCAGACAAAGTTGGTCTGAGTATTGTATCGGCCGACGTTATTGAAAAACTTGAGAAAACTCTACCGTTCACAACAGATGAAATTGAAAAAATATCTTTACCGTCCGAAGTAAAGAAATCAGTTGTAGACATGTTTAGCGTGATGGACAACTGGGATAGAAATACTTTCCGCAAATTCATTGATGATGAAAATATCGACACAAGAATTTTTGACACATTGTGTCCAGAGATAAACAAGTCGGTAGATAAATCAACTTCACCTCAAGGACCATCTTTTGGTGAAATGATTTTTGATGAAAACATTAAAGAAGGTTCGACGGGGAAGTTTGTTCTTCATAGTCATAGTGTTGGTAAGGGGCAACATTATGATCTTAGAATGAGTGTACAAAAACCGAATTCACTAGACTATCTGGCCGGTTTACTCATCTCTGGAAGTTCAGACATTGGGACGGTGAATGCACTTAGAGCCGAGATAGGTTCTAACAAAGAACTACCATGTACTTTTAAGTCAAAGCAATCAAAAAATTGGTTAAGCGTTGCACAAAAAAGTACAGTGGAAGTACCATCGGGTGGTGTCGGTGCGACTAGATTTAAGTCTGCTAAAATATCGACGATAGAACAGGGCACGTGGTTAGCCGGCGTACAGGCGAAGAACTTTAAAGAGTTTATCTTTAAAGGCAAAAAAGGGCTCCTCGTTGGTCGATTTATTTTATCTGGTACTCAAGTCTCCAGTCTCACCGCATCACCTGATGCACCGATTGAGAAATCATTTGTTTTCGTAAGACCTAAAGATCAAAAGCTTCGTTCCGAGTCACAAGAACAGATTAGAAATATGAAACGTCTTGATAAGGATCTTGTTTACTGGGGAACCGAAGAAGCAATAATGGGAACAACACAATCTCTTTTGATGGAGGTTGCAAAACTAAACAACGTTGAAAGAAAATTTGTAACCGTTGAATACCCAGAAAAGAGATTTATCAGATACCTTGAGGAAAATTACAAGGTAGAATCTGCGTCGTACACTGGTTTGGACGATGTTGAATACCATGGTTATGTAAATCTTGTTGTCAAGGGTGAGAAAATTGACGCGTTTATCCTTGATGGTAAATTAATAATTTTCTTTGATGATAAAGAAGAGATTGAAAAGATACTTGGATACGGTGAGGAAGTACAGAATAATCCGTACCTGAACTATGCGCCAGGAAACTACGCTATTGAAATGACACGTAACGGGTATGTTTTGGTACCGATTGAAAACCGTAACGTAGTAGAGCCAATATTTGACGAGGATATCGTCAAAAAACTTAACATCGACACGGAAACATTTTTCACAAAACGAAGCTGGTACAAATCACAAGGAATTCCACATAAACGTGGGATACTATTGTATGGACCTCCCGGAAATGGAAAAACTACATTCATTAAAGACTACATCAGCAAGATGAAGTCGGATCGTTACTCGATTCTCATTGATTGTTCAAGTTATTCACCAGATGGATACATGTTTGATTTCTTGGATAAGCAACTTAGAGACAAAGCAAAAGTTCTAGTATTCGAAGACGTCGACACTGTGGCATCGAGCATTGGTCGACGTAGTAGTTTTCTAAATTTCTTGGACGGTATGAGTCAACTAGACAATTCGTTGGTAATTGCCACAACAAACTATCCCGAGCGTCTTGACAAGGCTCTTTTAAAACGAACCAGTCGATTTGATAAAAAATATGAGATTGGTTTACCTTCAACCAACTCGAGAGAAAAATTTCTTAAGCTTTATTTCGACTATCTTGAGAAAGATCTTTTAGCCGAATACGCAGCATTGACTGACGGTTTCACAGGATCTGATTTCAAAGAATTGTTTATCCTAAAAAATATTCAAGACACTTCCATTGTTGATGCCATCGAGCAAATACAACAACAAAACATGTTGTTCAAAAGTCGAAGGTCAGAGAACACGGAGGAAGAATTTGAAGAAAAGGATATTGAATTCGTCAAGGTCCTAGATGAAAATGGTGTCGAGAAAAAAGAAGAACGTATTGCCTATGGTATTGTTCTTAAGCCTAACGACACCGACGCGCATGGTGATACTTACGACGAGGACACAGTGGTTAAAGCTGCAGATTTCTTCATGGAGCATTTTGCAAACACTGGTCTTATGCACAAACTCATTGTGAACAAGCGTGTGAAAATTCTTCAATCTTACACCGCACCGGCCAACATGACAATCGTCGACATGAAAGGTCAAAAAAGAAAAATAAAGAAAGGAACGTGGTTATTCAAGGTTCGCATTCTTGATGATGCCATTTGGGAAAATGTTAAACTTAAAAAACTTACGGGATTTTCTATTGGCGCACTTGCGACCGTGAGGGAACTTAAGAAATTATTAAAACTTGCTGCATGAAAGGAGGATTATTTTGGCAGGTAAAAAAGCAAAGCGTCGTTTAACAAACATTCGTCCACGAGAGGTTTCTATTGTGGATGAGGCTGCCAATGAAGAAGATTTTATTTTCTTTAAAGGCAAGGAAGGTGGGCAAATGAATCGAAAGGAAGCAGAACTTTTCGATGATGTTGTCGAAGACATCAATAAGAGCACAGAATCTAGTGATGTAGTCGATGCGCCTGCTGACGACGATGTCATCAAACAGGTATCTCACGACGTTAAAGAAAGTGTTCTTAAGGCCGTGAGAGAAACTACCGAAACGCTAATGTCGATTGCAAAATCTATTGACGCGTTGGAAGTGGTTTCAGTCGACAACGACAGTGAGGAAGAGAATGTTGACAAGCAAAGACTTCCTGGTGATGTGATAACTCAGATCAAAGACGTTGCAAAAAGTCTTGTCAAAGTTATTGCACAATTTGGAGAGCCAATCTCGAAAGAAGCACCGGTTGAAAAGGCTGGTAGAAAACTTTCAAAAGAAAGACTCAAAAAATTAGAAGACGTCATCAGTATTTTGTCGGAACTTGTTCAAGGTGCTAGTCCTCAAGATACTAGCTCAGAAAAGGGAGGAAGCAACGTGAGCGACAAAACTACAAACAAAAGTGCTGACGCTGAAGTAACTGATCCCAAAACCGAACAAACTCCTGAAGAAGTTAAGCCGGTTGAAGGTGAAGAAGTAGTAAAAACAGAGGAAACACCCTCTAAAGAAACTACTGCTACCGAAGCAAAAACCGAAGAGAAGAAAGACGAAGACAGCGAAGTCGTAAAACTTCTCAAAGGTCTCGATGAGAAAATTGATGCGGTCGTTGGCCGTGTTGAAAATCTCGAAAAATCTGCCTCTGCTCCAACAAGTAAATCCGACGGCGACGTTGAAGATACTGTTGAAACAGAAGTGAAAAAAGAAAAACCAAAGTCATTGTTTCACAGTGTAATCCACGGCTACTAAAAATGCCCAGTTGCATGTGAATGTTTTTGGTGTGAAGTTCAAATGTCTTAAGGAGGAAAAACATGAACAACACAGAACTTCTGGCTAAAATGAAAGAACTCGTTGAGAAGGGCATCATCGATACTTCTGCCATCGCCACAAATGGAAAATTAAATCCAGAGCAGGCTGACAAATTTATCGATTACGTTGTCGATCTTTCAAGCTTGAAAGGAAAAGTCAGGGTCGCAAGACTAAAAGGCGGTCAAACTGATATCGATAAGATTCAGGTTGGCAAAAGGGTTGCAGTTCCTAAAGTGGAAGCAACGGATCCAGGAATTCGACGCGGTGTAACAACATCGAAAATTTCCATGAACCCCAAAGAGGTAATGGTACCTTTCGAAATCAGTGATGAATTCGAAATCGAAAACCTGGAAGAAATGACAATTGAAGACCACATCGTTAAGATGATGGCGACCCAATTTGTAAATGACTTGGAAGAGCTTTGCATTTCGGGCAACACGCTTGGTCAATCGGTTGTTGAAGCAGATATCATTGAAGGCGGCCACGCTACCAATCATATCAAAGACGGTTTTCTTGCACTTCAGGACGGTTGGTTGACACTCGCCGGTGCATCTCACGTCGTGGATTTTGCTGGAGCAAACATGGGACCAACGATCTTCAACAAGATGATCAATGCCATGCCAAAGAAATTCAAAAGAAATCGCGGTATGTTGAAATTCCTTTGCTCACCAGAGTCGGAACAAAACTATCGTAACAACGTTGCGTCACGTGCAACCGCCGAAGGCGACCTTGCTCTTATGACGACACGAAACCTCACACCGTTTGGAATCGAACTTGTTCCAGTTCCTCTTCTTGATCAACAGCCAACAGTAGTTGAGCATGTTACATTAAGTGGAACGACAGCAGTTCAACTCAAACACAAGAAACTCAGTAACGTTTTTGTTCTTCCTTCAAATTTGGCTGGTACACCAACTGCTCCTTATGTTGACACAACAGACTACGTAGTCGATCTTGTCAACGGAACATTGGCTCGTACAGGTGGTGGAGGAATCAGTGATGGCGCTACCGTTAAGGTAACGTATCAAACTGAGTCTCAAATCATCCTGACTGAATACCGCAACTTGATTTACGGTATCGGTCGAGACATCCGGATTGAAAGAGATCGCGACATCTTCAAGTCTGTAAACCAATTTGCCATGACCGCTCGTGTTGCTGTTCAAATCGAAGAAACAGACGCATGCGTTCTTGGTAAGAACATTGGTTTGGTGTAACACCGTCTAACTAAAAATAGGAGATAAGTGTATGCCGACAATGTTTAAAGTGCAACCAAGAGATGCACAGTTCGTTCACCTTCGTGATCGTAGGTTCGAAAAGGGTAAACCTCAATTGCTAACAGAAGAAGAAGTTGCAAAATACTCTTCAGGTGATTTAACGTATACGAAAGTAGAAGTTGAAGCACCTAAGAAAACTACTTCAAAACCTGTTGATAAAGAGGATACTTCTGAAGAGAAGCCTGCCCCGAAGGCTTCGGAGAAATCCGTGGCTAAGTCGGCGACCAAGAAAGCGGTGGTGAAAGCAGCGAAGAAGAAGAAGTGAAACCTTTTATGACGGGAGTCTAAAATGGATAAAGTCAAGATACAATATTTAGGTAAGATGCCTGAGTATTTAGAAGACTTCCCCGAAGGTTGTAACCGTTCTGTCAAAGGTTCAGTTCACTTGGTGCCGAAGGTAATGAAAATTGTCTCAAGAGACGAGTATCTTCACATTAAAGAAACGAAACCTGAATTGGCAAAAATGATCAGACTTATCGACGAAAGAAAAGCCGTTGTTAAGGAAGTAAAAAAACCCAAGGTTGAAGTGAAAACCGAGACCGAGGAAAAGCCAAAGACAGATGAAAAGAAACCCGTTTCTAAAAAAATGGGATCTTCTTTCAAGTCGGGTAACAACAAGAAGTAGTCTTCTTTAATTTTTTGAAAATTCTTATTTGGCGAATACATGTTATTTATGCACAAAAGGTTTTTCTATCATGATAAAGGTTAACGTAAAAAATGGTGATACGTTAACTTTCGATCTGACCGACTCGGTTCAGAAGGGGAAGTGGGATGCGTTGTGTACGGACTACAGTTTTCAACAACAGATAACTGGAATGGGGATTATTTATAATTCTCAGCTGTACACCCTTCCCTCTCCCAAAAAATTTTCCCGCCGTGTTTACTTTGCAGAAATAATCAAACACAGAAAAAATGACGAGTACGTTGGTGAGAGAATTATTTGCCAAGTCGACGATGTTCAGATTTCAGTTTTAGTGTATTTTGGTAAACGCCCACGAATGAGTAGAGTGGACGTCATTAAGATTGGTCGTTTACGACATAGCTCATTGGTGAAAGGAAAGAAAAATGCAGAACAAAATATTTGATGAAAAAACGGCAACTGCAAACTACAAAGACACTGTTGTAGATTTTGGATTTGCTGCAAATCATTTGAAAATGTGTACCAAAACTGCTGATGTTGAATTCAGTTATAACGGTATTGACACTCATGGTAAACTTCTCACCACAGATGGTCTTGTAGATTTTCACGGTGCGAACGTTGACAAAGTGTATCTCAAAGGAACCGGCGCAGTCGTAAGAGTTTTTGCATGGGAATAAGATATGTCTGATCGTAACCATTTTTTCGATGAAAAAACAATCGATTCTGATAAGTGGGTTAACGTACCCAATTTTAAGTTTGGTTTCAACGCTCGGCATATCATTATTGTAAACGACAGTAGAGAAAATACTGTAGAATTCAGCTTTAACGGTCATGATCTAGACGGTAAATTGTATCCTCGAGACAAATCGATATCGCTTGACTTAGAAAATCAAGACGAGGTTTACATTCGCATACCAGAAAAAAGATCGACTCAAGTTAGAGTTTGGGCATGGGTCGGGATCTAGTAAATGAGTGGAGAAAGCGCCAATTCAAGATTGACTCAAGACACTTACTATCTTTTAGAACACTTGCTTCGAAGAGATGTTAAGCCTATTGGTGATAAAAATAGTGTAAATTTAGAATACTTACTACCAGACGACGAAAAATTTGTCCCAGGCAGTTTGGAAGTTCACCTAAGTGGGTTAAAATTAATAGGTGGGGCTAACAATCCCGATAGAGACTTTACCGAACGACCTGACCAACGCGGGTTTCTTTTGAGGCTTGATCCCGAACAACCTCACAGACTTAACGCACCACCTTTTCAGGACGAACCACTTTCAATCAACTATCTACTCGATAGTCCATACTGAGGAGGGTATGAATGGGACAAGGAAACATTAAACGTTTACAGTTCATCCCACGTGTAACTGTACTCAACCCGAAGAACGATGACATTCAAGACGTCGACTTCACCGGATACTTCGAAATCAATGACAAGGTAGATGTTATTGATGTAGACTCTGAAGGAAACGTGATTGGTGTCCTCGCCAACAATTTAAGTGTACTGGCAATAGATCCAGAAACTTCTCTCACTTTGTCTGCCGCTGTTGACACAACCGCAGCAACTGGGACTCCAAAAATTCGTTGTCAAGAAATTGATGACGGGCAAGATGCAATCGATAGACTTTATCGTCGTCGTTTGTCTGGTAAACTGGAAATGACTTTGAGACAAAATATTTTGGCTCAACAGCTCAACAAACCATCTGCTGGTCAAACTACCTTTGAAGTTGAAGATGCAAGTCTTTGGAGAGCCGGTGACACCGTTGATGTCTTGGCAGACGAAGGTATCGTAGATGATGATTCTACAATTGTATCGGTTTCACCAAACGCCGACGACTCAAACAATCGTGCTACCATTGTGGTGGACGAAGTCATTGATGCGCTTGCATCAACCAATCCTTTTATTCTTAACACTGCTTTGACTGTTGACAAAGCAATTGTAAGAAACCAAGAAAGAATCGATGAACTTGATCGACCAGTTGAAAACGAAGACGGGAACGTTATCAACGGTGAGTCGGAAGGTACATTGACAGCTTTCGAAACAGAGTTTTTGTTCAGACAATATTCTTCTAAGGTCTACATCGATGGAACAAAGAAGAAACTTGGAACCGCAGGAACTCGAGCAACTCTTTCTCAAGGATCTGGCGACTCACAACTTATTTGTGACTCAATGTTGATGGGTCTTTTGGGAAATGAAGTTGAAATCGAAGTTGTAGACGCAGCTGGATTGGCTGTGTCTGTTACAAAAACCTTTAAAGCCAATTCAACTGAAATCATTTCTGCACAAACCCAATATCTCGTACAGGTCAATAGCAACAGCGGTTCGGCAACAGCAAAAGAAATTTGTGATGCTATCAATGCCGATTCAGTTGCTAAGAGAATTGTTCAGATGAAGTTTGGTGGAGACGGTTCAGGTGTTGTAACGCCATTTGGACCAACTAGTCTTGCTGGTGGTCTTGATGATGGTACTGGTGACTATGCTGAAATCGAGCAGGTTCGTTACGTGAACGATGGTACTTCTTTGGTCAATGCAAACACTGGTTACAAATGGATTTCATTCCATATCAGACCAGACGAACGCAACCGAATGAATGAACCTCTGGAACAGGACGAAGAAATCGAACTAGCATATCGCCGACCAATGGAAAATGTTAACAGGTAAACAAAGGGTGGGGCCTTCGGGCCCCTTACCAACGAATGGCACAAAAAAACACAAATCGAATAAGTCACGACGTAGATGCTGAACAAAATGTTTTTCGTGACGATCAACTTGAAAGAATAATAAACGACCTTGCAGAAGAAGATACTGGTAAAGGTTTTTCCGAGACAAGTTATGTTGGATCTACGCCATTCATTGACAACATAACTACATACGATTCGGCGTTAAAAAATTATGTAAGATCGGTTGTAGATTTTACGTATTCGCCTTTACCTTTCATTGAACAGATAGTGAAAACTATTTACAATAAAGATGGCACAAACGTTGTAGCAACAATTACTGCCGTCGTTACATACAATACAAATAAAACAATTAAAGACGTTAACGTCGTAACCTCGAGGACGTAATGGGATTACCGTTTACCATTGTACAAGGAACAGTTTTCATAGCAGATGAAAATGGAAACCTCGTTAAAGTTTCTGAAAATAAAGAAATACGGTCTTCCGACATTCTTGACAATGGTGGTATTGATACAGTTATACCACTTACTGCAACGGCCAAAGAACTTAGAGTTGGAACATCATCAAAAGCTCTTCGTAAATTTATTATGATACAGGCTCTTTCAAATAATGTAGTGTTTGGTTTTACTCAAACTTCTCAATCATTTCAATTAAGAAAAATACAAACAGCAATATTGCCGTTTGGACCAGATACAAAGATATGGGCAAAAGTCACGACGGGTACTGGAAGTATTGCAGTAGGGGAGGTTAGTTAGGTGACCAATCCTTTCATTACAAATGTTGCAGAATCGACACCATTTGAACCAAATAGAAATCCAGATACAAATGGTCAGGTCGGTACGATTGATAGGGACGAGACTCAATCTGCTATAGAGTTTGTTTTCAACAATGCACCGGGTAAACTTGCTCGTTTTACTCTCACCCTTCTTAATAATGGAACTTTATCTAACGGTCAGAGAATTACATACTCAGAACTTCTTCCTAATGCACAAATAATTGTTCCTAAGAGAAGTCGATTGAAGGAAGCAGTTTTCGACAACTCAAGATCAAACGCCGATTGGGAAATTGACTTTTATAGATACACAAAGGCATCAAATTACACTTCTGGCACTCTTATCTATACGTGGTCACCAGGAGACAATACAAAAAATGCTGTCATAGCCAGAAATGATTTGTTTGAAGCCCAAGATGAGATTAGATGTATTTATAGAGATATTGGAAGAAATGCTTCAGACGCTTCTCTAATTTTGTATTTTGTAAACGACGACTATGTATAGGATTGAATTATGAGTCTATGGATACACAACACTAGTGAAGAAACAAAAACATATTTTGGTAGGCCTATTTCACCAGATGCTTTTTTTCATATAGAAGATCATCTTCGTAATTCTTTTAAGAATGATGTAAATCTATTGAAAGACATTTTAGATGGCGTAACGAAGGTGAGTGTAGATGGTGTAACAGATCTTACAACAGAGCCTTTAAAACAAATGAATGCTCTTGTGGGTCTTCCGTGGGAACCTGAAAAAACTAGCGACGGTTTAGATATTTTTGCAGTCAACAGAATTCTATCAGGTTATAGTCTTTACATTGTTGGTCGTAGTGACAACATCGATGCAGGAACTTTTGGTGACGGTGATGTAATAGAATTGACAAAACAAAAAAACGTTGTAGATTTTCAACTTCTTCGTCATTGGTTTGCATGTGGGGCAACTGCAATATTTGAAGGCTGCAGTAGATTAGATAAAGTTTCTTCGTATCTTTATGCACCTGCTACACAAGGGTTGATACCACGTGAAGGTGGAGAATACATAATAGCAGGTGGCGTTCTTATTATTTATGTAGGAGAAGGTGCAGGTACACACGATTTAGATCTTGACGCAACTGTTAACAACAACGGTGACGTATTAATGTGCGTGCCAGTACCAGCAGCAGGCAATACTGGATTTTTTGATTACGATAAATTTTCGAATGTAATTCAGCCAAACATTGATCAACAAGGCGGTTATAATCTGTACACAATAGATATAGACTTACACTCGTTTGGTAATTGTTTACATGGTAGAAAACAAGATGGTCAACAGGCTATTTTTCAATCTACTGATGTTGTAGGAAAATTGTTGTACAATTGTTGGAAAATAAGATTTGAACTAACAGCCGGTAGCGAAGATCCGTGGATTGGAATTGAAATGACTACTTTCTGTAAAGGAAACGTTTGATGTTTAAAGGTGCTTTTATTAGATTTGTCAATTGGCTAAAAGAAGATGGTCGTCTTCGTTTTATTCTTTTTTTCATAGATAAAATCGGAATAAAAAAATATCTTGTACATGGCGCAGATTTTCGAAAAGTAATTGAAGACACTAAAGAAGGTGACTGTATTTTGATACGGGCATTTCTTGAGTCTACTACATATCTACAAGGATCAAAATTCACTCATGCTGCAATGAAGGTTGCCGATAAATTTATTATTGATGCAACAGGAGAAGGTGTAGAAGATAGAGACATTTTGGAACTTATGGTTGGATCGAGTAGAGTTATGGTTCGTCGACCTAAAGTGAGTCCAGATGTAATTAAAGAAATGGTAAGCGAAGCTTATGGATTTGTAGATAGAAAAACACCGTACGATTGGAGTTTTGTTGCACGTAGCAAAAATCCAACTCCTCTTAAAGATAAGAAAGCACGTAAGGCTGTTTATTGCTCCGAGATGTATTACTGGTGTCTTGAGTCGGCTTCACCTGGTCTTTTAAATTTACGTGAGCGTTTTGGAATTATGACAATAACTCCAGACGATATTGCAAAAGCCGACAATGTATTTGAAACAATCATAGATATTCGAGGTGAGAAACATGGCTAACAATACAGGACCATACGTAACGGTTCAAGACATTAAAGACTCAACCGATGTTGGTACACTTTCTGACGCAGCGATTGAAAAAATAATTAAAGAAAACATGTCGTACATTGACATGAGAACAAGAAATTTCTTTAACGAACGCGAAATCACCATGAACGTAGAAGGTAATAACTCCAGTCTTCTTCATCTTGGAATACCGATCATCGAGATCGAGTATATGAAAATAAATGGAGAGGACGACGACCTACCGGTTAGCTACTATCAGGTTTTCAATAACCGAACATATCCAGACGATAGAAGAAATCCTCGAATTAAATTGTTTGGCAATGATAGAAGTATTTACACCGGAGTAAGCCGAGGGACTTTTCTTCGTGGTTACATGACAACCATTAAAGGTAAGTTTGGATTTATCGAAGAAGATGGATCGACACCGTCTTTGATACAAAAGGCTGTGATTGCTTTGGTTGTGAATGATATCAAAAATCCAATCGACGAGCAAATATCATCCGGCACAGGTGGTGCGCCTCTTGTTAAACGTCGTGAGAAAACCGACATGCATGAGATAGAGTATTTTGATCCAAACACTGGATCTAGTTCTATCACAAAATCACCTGGTGACATTGGGATAAAAATAGTAGACGATGTCGTAAAATTGTATAGAGCACCGACGGTGATTAGAGGATCGATTATGGATTCTCCTCGTAACGCATTGACAGGATACTAAACATGACTACACCAAACTTACTTTTTGCCGTACCGATCGAGATAGAGCCTATCGATAAGGACTCGACTAGATATTCAGACACTAGACGAGAAAGTTCCGGTCGGATAAGAAGAAAATCTACAATCACGATTCAGGCACAAGTAAAGTGGTTGTCCGAGAAAGATTTTGAGCTTAAACGTGAAGGAATAGACGAAGACTCTGTTGGTTACGTAATCGTCAGAACAAAAGACATGAACACACTTGGTGTAAATATAAAACGTGGCGATAAAATAACGAAACTGGGCGACCAAGAGGTAGACCTATATGTAACACGTTACATGTTTGGAGCGGAAAGCTCCAGCGGATCCTCGTTTGGTCTAGTACGTTACTATTTTAGTGATAGGACACCATAGATGCCGGGTGAAATTAAATTGGTGGGAACTGGTCATATAAGGTTTTCTAGATTTTTGAAAACCTTTTCTCCACAACTGCAAAAAGAGATTGGGAAAGCCACTCTTAAAAATGCTCTTACTCTTCAAACCTTGGTTCGACAAGGAATTGCCAGCAGAAAATTCATCAAAAACTCAGATCTTACAATTCTACTTAAAGGCAAGAACATGCCTCTGGTAGATACGAAAGAAATGATAAACGCAATCGAGATAAACCAGAAAACACCATTTACTGCACGTGTTGGTTTTCTAACAGACAGTGAAACCAGTCACGGTGGACCTATGATAAATGTTGCTCGTCTTCTTCACGATGGTGGCACGATAACCATGACGCCAAGAATGAGAAGATTTCTTTTTGCAAAGGCAAAAGAACGTGGTGGTGGAAAAAGAACAAAAATAAAGTTCAAAAGTTCGAGTGGATTGATTAGAATCCCTCCTAGGCCATTCATGAATATTGTGTTTCACGACCCGGCGGTTCAGGCTTTAATGAACAAGAACTGGGAGATGGCCGTGAACGGTGCCATAAGGAAATCATCTAAGTGATAAATCGACTTATCTACAATTTTGTTTTTGAAAATGAAAGACGAGACGACATTTTTCTTTCCAACACTGACAAAATAAGACTAAACACCGAGGACACAGAACATCCAGCATTGATGCTTAAAGCAACTGGTGGTAAGTATCCAACCGACGACGATATTTATGCATCAACCTATGAAGTAGAACCGCACGCAGTAAGAAAATGGTTGGCCGTAGAAGTTGTTGGAACAAAACCAGAAAATACAGACTGGTTTTTACGTCTTGACAATGGCGTTGAGAAATATTTTCATAATGGATCAAATTGGGCCATTGCTGGTGTAAATGATTGGAACACTGAGGATGAAATCAACCAACATCTAGAAGAGTTTGAATTATGTGACAATACTTTTAAAATAAAACTACAGATAAAACTCAAAACATCAAACGAGACCACCACACCAACCGTACAACAGATAAAACTTCTTGGTCGATACGACATCAATTGGAAAGATGATCTTATTTTTGATACCATCGTTCAAGATTTCAGAGAAAATTTACGATACGTTCTTAAACTTGGAATTGTAACCGATCAACCTACCACCGAGATAGATCTTTTAAATGAATTCAAACCAGAAAATGATGGTTACAACATGGACACATGTGAAAGTGTTTACGACATCACTGTAGATCCATTGAGACAGGTCAATTTACTTCAATCATATAGTCGTGGACCACAAAGACGTGACGGTACTTACGACAACGGGACGATAACACTTACCACCGAGGTGCCTTCCGGTCACGACGTTGATATAAAAATGAAATGTGAACCAGAAGTTGCAGTGAATACAAGTCAAGACTACCACGAGGTTGCAAAATTTCCTGTAGTAGTTATTGAAAGAATAGAATACAACAGAATAATTGAACGATCCGGTCAAGAACAAGACTCGGTGAAAAATAAAACAGCGGGAACTGCGGTTCTATTGGAATCGCCAGCCCAATATAGTGTCAGATTTGAGTACGTTTGTCTAACGACAAGACAGGTGGACCTTCAAAACCTAGCGGAGGAAGTTGAAAGATACCTTAAAACAAAACTTCACTTTACTTCATGGGGAACTGGTGAAAAGTATTTCGTGCAACCGATGGCAAGATTATTTTTTGACCAGAAACCAGATCTTGATGATACCAATAGTTCGATTGGTGTTTTTGAGGTTAGTAACGTTGTTTTTTATCTTAAGGAATCGGAAGACGTACCACTTGTTCTACGTTTGAACAGCGAGACTACAACTGAGTAATGCTAACAATTCTCTTAAAGGAGTTAAAGCATGGTGCAAAGACGATTTGGCCCTACGCAAGGGGCAGGTGTTGCCGTCATCGAAGAAGATGGTGGTAAAACCATTGAACAGGCTGCGTTAGGTGTTATCGGAGGAATTGGAGTCCTCGAACGTGGTCCAATTGGAGAACTTATTGAGGTCCTGAGCAAAACAGACTTCAAGGCAATTTGTGGCTCATACATTAAAGAGTCATATCTTCCTGATGCGATGTTTGATTTTTGGACTCTCAGTAAAGGGGCTGGCCGACAGTATTTAGTTCGAGTCACTGATGGAACCGAAAAAATTGCAGAGGCAACGGTTTACTCAAGAAAAGATCCTCGAACCGAAGTCATGAAGGTCAAAGGAAGAAACGCCGGTCGTTGGGCTGGTAGAAAACAGACGTTGGTTGGAGAATACTCTGCAATCACACAGATAACATTGTCTACTGGCCGTACGATGCTAGAAGATGAACTTAAAGACGCGATCGTAACCTTAAATGGCGTCCCCGGAAAAAGCTATAAGGTTGTTTCAAACGATGAGTCTGGTGTTCTTACTTTTGCAGCCGATACGTTATTGGTTGATGACGTAGGTCTTGTTTCCGATAAAAAATACAAGGTAGAACTTGTAAATGAGAAAGGAATTGGATTTCTCATTAAAGATGGTCTTCAAAAACCAGACACAGAATTCGGAATGGAAGTTTATGACAATGGCGTCTTGGTCAAGAACTGGGAAAACTTGAGCATCGACCCCGACGACCCAAATTATTTTGAGTCGGTTATAAACGACGACACATCAAACTACTACGTTGAAGTTGAAGACGTTCATGTTGGTGCTTATGTTGCAAGCGCAAGACCTTCAAACTTCTTTGGAGTGATTGAACAAGTCACTGCAACAAAACTTACGGCAAGAATTCATCACGCCATTGTGAATTCCGCAAATGGTGGATCCGCCGTAGCGGTTGAAGCAGACTATGGAAGTGAAATTGTTCCGGGTAAACTTTCATTGACTTGTGCGGTAAAAGGTTCACATGCGACTTCCGGTCTTACGTTCGGTGCAATACCAGACGATGGAGACACAATTGAGATTGACGGTGTAACTTACACTTTCAAAACAACCGTGTCAGATTCAGAAACCGAAATTCAAATTGGTGGAACCGTTGAAGAATGTGTTGACAACACTGTGACGTTTCTATATTTGAAAGCTGTTTCAACATATCCTGAGAAATCTGGATCGTCTGCGTTGGACATTTTTGTAAACACTGCCGGTGTTGAAGGAAATGGAATTTCAACGACTTCGGCTGGTGGTTCAAACAAACCAACATGGGGCGGCACTGTAACCTCTGGTGGAGTTGCTCAAACATGGGATGTTGTCCATGATCAACTTGGTGCAGTTGGTACCTTAACGGCTGGTGTTGCATTTGTAAAACCAAACGAGTACACAATGGGTCTTAAACTTCTTGAAACTTCAAGAATGGTATCAAAAGAATTCGACGTTGGTGATACGGTTGATGTTGTTGTTCAACCATTTGAGCCAAATGCTCTTGTTGGTGAAGTTCTTGTTCCAGACGCAACCGCCAGAAGAATTCGTCATGAGATTGTTGGAAACAACGCATATCAAATTGACGTGAAAAGTGGAGTAGATCTTACAACGCTTACCGACACCACTAAAAACTTTGTTCTTGAATACAAACAAGAACTTGGTGGTGGATACGACGGCGTTGTAGGAATTGGTGACGTCGATTACACCAAACATCTTGACCCGTCCGATTCTCCTTTCAACGACATGTTTGGAAAGAACGTTGGTCTTGTTAAACTCTGTGCAGCTGGTGTGGCTTCAACCGCTGTTCAAAAAGCTGGTGCATTTTATGCCGAGTCAAGAAACTACCAATGGAGATACGAATGCCCATCTAACATCACAACAGAGTCTGCAGCCGAACAATGGCTTAACGACTCGGTTGGTAGAAATGATTTTGGAAAATTCACCATGAATTCCTGGGCATGGGTAAATGATCCAAATGGTGAAGGTCTAAAACTTGTTCCAACAGTTGGAATGATCTTAGGCCGAGAAGCTTTGATTGCCAAAAATTATGATGGTTATCATAAGGCAGGCACGGACGTCAATGCAACATTACCAGCCATCGTGAAACTCACAACTGGAAACAGAACACTCAATGAAGAATTCTTGAATCCTCAAGGAATTCAGGTTATCAAGAAAGTCAAAGGGAATTTTGTTATCTGGGGTGATAGAAGCACGGCGATTGATCCTGCTTGGAAATTTGCTCATAAACGTGAGTATGTTTCACATCAGGAAAACATCATTCGTGAAAACTTTGATTGGATTGTTTTTGCAATCAACTCGAAACGGGCGAGTACGCAACAACAACTCATCACGGCTTTCAATGCGCATTACCTTTTAGAGTACAATAAAGGTGCTCTTGAAGGTGACAGTTTCCAGAAGGCATTCGTTCTCAAAGTCGACGATGAAAACAATACATTGGTCACACGTGCAGCCGGAGACCTCAACGCCGCACTACGATTCCGTGTTGTGGACACCGTTGAAAGACTTGTTGTTACCGTTGGACAACTTGGTATTTTTGAATCAACTGAGTAACAAAACATTAAACGATAGGAGACGATCAATATGGGAATCAAAGGTGTATTAAAACCAGATCATGCACCCGTCAATGCGTTTGAATTGATAGTGCTTGAGCTTCCTCAAATCACGTTTACGAAAGTAGATGGAATTGAAGAAGAAATCGAAGGCGTTGAAATGCCCGACAAGACAATGGCAAGTGGAGGGAATACTCTTCCTGTGGAATTCACAGCCGAGATGCCTCTTCACCATACCACCGAGCTTGCAGCATTGGAAACGTGGTACAATCTAGGGAAAGGTAACGTTGCTCTTGGTTACAAGAAAAACGGTACCATGATCTATCGAACAATTTCTGGTGCGGTTGCAAAGATGATCCCGCTTACAGAACTATGGGTCAAGAAACGTAAGTACCCTGACGTTGACATGAGCGACGAAGGAAAACCCGGTTTTGTAGTCTGGACTTTCTCCGCGAAAGTTGTTTTGTAGGTTAACTGTGTCGAAGTAATTTGATAGAATTACTTTAGATATGGCTTATCGGGAATAGGGTGGCTGAACCGGCAGCAGGATTGAAATCGGTTCGGTCACCCACATAACATAAAATCTCAACAAACGTTGTATTTGGGAGATTAGAGATGACAAAGAAAGAAAACACTGCCAAGGAACTGAAAGATCTAAAAAACAACCTACCCGTTGAACTACCAGATCGAGAAACTCAAGAATTCACATTTAAAAACTGGACAATGAAAGAAGAAAAACAGATTGCCAAGCTGAAAACCAGCTCTGGTATGATGGGTAAGTTTGTATCCAGTGTTTTTCAACTCATGTTGAATCGTTTTTGTGGTGAAGACTTTGACGCCAAAGACACCAACGAAAAAATCCTTACGATAAATCAACTAGATCTTCCCAACGTGATGTATATGTGGGTGTATCTACGATACGAAGTCATGGGTGAGTTTGTTGTAATGGATGTAAATTGCCCTACGTGCGGTAGACTTAACAAACAGCGAACGTTTAACATTGAGTCAATGGACATTCACGTTAAGGAAAAAACCGAACCTCGCTACGATTATTACACCCTGCTCAAGCCATTTGATTTTGGTGGAGAAACTGTAGAGAAACTCAAAATACGTGTTACAAAATGGGATGCAATGGAATCGGCAAAAGACGAAGTTGCTGCAAATGAAGGATTGATGAAAGAACTGATCTTCAGAAATTCTATCATTGGAATGAACGACGCCGAAGGTCATATCGACTCTGCAAGTATTATTGAGAATCTACATAAAAGAGACATTGAAAAATTAAGTCAAAAGATTAGCGAGCACAATGGTGGTCCTAGTCTTTCACTTGAAGATAAGTGTGAGTTTTGTGGAACTGATTATAGCAAATTCTTGAATTGGAGCTACGACCATTTTTTCGGACAATCTTCTCTCCCCGCCGACTAGAAGACTTATGGGAAGAGGAGTTTTTATTGTTGTATCACATAAACGGAATGACGTTCGAGAAAATAAATGAAATGTCAGTACAAGAACAGCAATGGTGGGTTGAAAGATTGAGCAAACAGATCGAAAAAGAAAACAAAGCAATAGAATCTGCAACTAAAGGTAAGTAAAGGACGAAAGATGGCTTTCCCAATTAATGCACTTTTGGTTTTTAGAGCACCTGGTGTTCAAACGCAAATGGCAAAAACCTCTGCTGGTTTTGCTAAATTAAAGGCTCAAATGGGGAAGGCCAGTTCACAAGCATCTGGTGTTGCAACAGGACTTAAAACTGCAGCCATGGCTTCACTACCTTTAGGAATTGCTGCTGGTGTGTCGGTAAAGAAATTTGCAGATTTTGAAAGTCAAATGAGTGTTGTAAAGTCTTTGACAAGAGGAGTTACGGAAGAAGAATTTGCAGCAATGGGAGCCGAGGCTAAAAGACTTGGTGCAACGACGGCATGGACGGCAAAACAAGCGGCGGAAGGTTTTCAATATCTTGCTTTGGCAGGTTTCAACGCTCAAGAACAAACCGAGTCACTAGAAGGTGTTCTTCAACTTGCTTCGGCTGGTAGTCTTGATCTTGGTCGTGCCAGTGATATTGCAACCGACTCAATGAGTGCTTTGGCTCCGGCGATGGATCAAACAGCAGGTCGTGCAAAAAATCTTGCCGTACTATCCGACCAGATGGCTTTCATTCAATCTAAAACAAACACGAATATTGAGCAACTTGGTGAGGCAATCAAATACGGTGGTGGATCTTTAGCCGGTTTTGGTTTTCAACTTCCAGATATTATTGCATCGATTGGTGCTTTGGCCAACGCTGGTCTTAAAGGTAGTGTTGGTGGTACTGTTCTTATGAACATGTTCAATAAGATTTTGAAACCATCTGAAAAAGCAACCGACTTCATGAGAAAACATTCAATTGCTCTTACCGACGCCGAAGGTAAGATGAGGTCGATGCCAAATATTACAAAAGATCTTATCGCATCGTTGGACTCAATACCTAACGAGGCCGATAGAAGTGCAATGGCCATCGAGCTTTTTGGTCTTAGAGGAATTAGAGCATACAACGCACTTAGAAATGAAGGCATTGACTCAATAAAGAAACTATCGGATGGTGTTGCTGCTTCAACTGGAGAGGCTCGTCGACAGGCAGAAGAAAGACTCAATAACCTAAGTGGTGCATTCACAAGATTTTCAAGCGCCGTGAGTGGTGTTCTTATTGAGACCGGCTCGGTGATAGGTGGATTTCTTAGAAAACCTATTGAAGAGGCTGCGTCAACAATTTCTAACCTTGCCGTTGCGTTTCAACTTGCAAGTGGTTCGTTAGATCCTGCATCGAAAGGTGCCAAATTATTTTACGACGCAATGGGACAAGAAACCGGACAAAAAATGGTAGAATTTCTCCAAGGTTTCATCGAGGGAATTGGAGAAGTTAAAGAAGCAGTAAGTTCTGCCTTGGTAAGTATTAAAGGATTTATCTCAGGATTCAGTGATGGAGAAATGTCTGCAAAAGAAATTGGAAAACTTGTTACAAAAATTGCTGCAGGTATTGCCATTATTGGTCCCTTGGTTGGCACCGTTCTTCTTGGTTTTGCACTTCTTACTCCAATCATCAGTGGCGTTGTAAGTTTTGTTGGATTGTTAACAACAGGATTTAGTATTTTGGTCACAGTAATGTCTACGATATGGAGTGTTATAAGTACCATCTGGGCAATTGCAGGAGTTGTTTTTCCTGCCATAGGAACAGCGATTGCCGCCATAGGTTGGCCTATAACATTAATAGTAGCAGCGATTGTAGGAATCGGTGTAGCACTTTACGTGTGGCGAGACCAGATATGGGAAGTGGTACAACAAGTTGGTCAGGCATTTTCTCAAGCATGGACATGGATAAAAACCTCAGCAGGTGAAGCGTTCACGTGGATGGGAAATATGATTTCACAAGTGTTCACAAGCGTCTCGGAGACTGTCAATCAACTCGTTACGGGAATGGTTGACATGTTTTCTTCGGGATTCAGTTGGTTGGTAGATTTTGCAACCACAACAATACCAAACGCATTTAGTATAGCCGCCGAGGCAATAATGGGAGCGTTTGGAATAGTGAAGAATTTCATGGTAGGAGTTGGATCATTCATCTTTGATGCGTTAACGTTTCCAATACGAAGTGTTTTAAGCATGATGAAGGGTTTGATTCTAAAGGTTGCCGACTCTGCAATTGGTAGGAAAGCACTTAGTCTTGCTGGTGTAGATACAGCGGCTCTACAGGGTTTCATTGGAAAAATTCCTGGCGTCGACGCTATCGATAAATACACTGGAGCAAAATCTGACGTAATCCCTACAATTGCAACAACGTCAAAAGCAAGTCAAGATGTTGCAAGACTACAGAAAAGATCTATCGAGTCTAAGGCTACCGTGGTAGGCGCAACACAAAGAAGTCTACAGGTGATAAATGGTGGTGGTGAGTCTCGTGGAGATATTTCAACCACAGTAAATCTGAAGGTAGATGGTAGAACATTGGCTTCAACCGTAGCACGACAATCGATAGAAAACTCTGAACGTAGCGGTAAACAAGTATCACCTATCGAGAAAAGAAAAATGATAGAGAACGGTGCCTTTGCACAGTAGAGGTAATTGATGGCAGATTTATTTGGTGAAATAAAAGAATTCGGTAGTGAGCTTCTTGGCTTCCCAACTCAAAAACAGGTTTGGCGTCTTCGTATGCTTGATAAACCTGGAACAGAGTTTGTAGGACAATTTGTAGCACAAAACGCCACGGAAAATACTGGACAAAGAATAAGCACAACTAACTCCGTTAACTCGGAACGACCGTCAAATCAATTCGGATCCGGCGATGAAGAAACCTTTACATTCACCGCACGTATTTTTGCACAATATAGTTTTCAAAACATACACGATAAGGTTGTTCTTTTAAAATCGTTTTCAAAAAGACGAGACGATCTACGACGACCTCCGATATTTATTTTCACAAACGGAACCGAGATTGCTTTTAAGTGTTTCGTAAAAAGTCCTGGTGGAATTGTTTACGATGAACCAAGACACGATGGTAGTCTTCGTGGTGCAACGTTTTCAATGAATCTGGTCATTTTGGAAGATATTCCCACTCAAGCCCAAGGGATGAGTCTTGCAACCAAAATTAAAACCGCAGTTGGTGTTGTTCAATCCGTTGGTGGTATTGCCGAGAAAATTGGAAAGATAGACGTACCTGGTGGAAGTCTTAAAACAACTACAAGAAAACATGTCGTTAAAGAAGGTGACACCTTTGAAACAATTGCACAAAAAGAATACGGCTACGCTCTTAGTGGAGATATTTTAAGACGTGCACATCCTGATATGAGAATTTTAAAACCTGGCGATAAGGTTTTGTTGATAACAAAAGACGATGCGCTTGGAACCGAGGTTACACAACAGTCGGTAATGCTGAAAAACAAGACCGAGAACAACGCTCGTAAAAAAGAAATGTACGAGTCACGTAGCGGTACAAAAACTATATTCGTATAGGGTAGAACAAGTTGGCAAACGAAATAAATTTAGCAAGAGACCCTTACGCACCTAATTTTAGATTATTGGTGAACGGCGACGAATTACCGAAATCTATTTCAAAATTCATAGGCGCCGTCGAATATGAAGACAACGCCAACATGTGTGATAAATTAAGTTTCACTGTTGGTAGTCAAATGGTTGTTGAAGGCAGCCAGATTATGACGATGCTGGATCAAAAGATTTTCACCGAAGGCAATTTAATTGAAGTTGAAATGGGATACGGATCTAAACTTTCACCAGTTGGCGCCGGTGAGGTTGTCAAGATAAAACCAAGTTTCCCACGTGATGGTCTTCCTAGTCTTCAAATAGAGGCGTACGATATTTCTCATAGAATGATTGACTCAAAACCTGAGAAAGGTATATCGTACAAAAATTTTAGAGACAGTCAAATTGCTTCAATAATTGGTGAAAGAAATGGTATCTACATTGCAAAATCAGATCCATCTACTTTTGAATACATCAGAAAAACAGAAGGAGTACACGATCGCTTTCAGGAGAAAAACAAAAACGACTACGAATTCTTAAAAAAGATAGCAGATTTTAATTCGTACGACTTCTATGTTCGTTACATGAAGGTTGCTGGAACAAAACGGTGGGTGTTGTTTTTCAGACCATCAGATAAAAAGCAAGAACCAATCTACACTTACACCTACAACATGAGCGAGAAGTTTCTTTGGAATACTCTATTAGATTTCAATCCAGATCTAAACACCAAAGATCAAAAACTTGAGTTTGAGGTTACATCGTTCAACAAAAAAGAAGGAAAGAAAGTTAAGACGGTAACCCGCGACGTTAACAAAAAATTCACCTACAATGAAGGATCTAAAGAATACTCTTTTAAAGAAAAGGAAGAACGACAGTTCAAAGGAACTGACAAGTACAAACCAATCAAAAAAGAAGTAAGGAATCCTGGTCAAATAAAATTTAAAGCTTTTGGCGTAAGTCGTGAAATCATTGCAAACGAACCAGTACGAGATGAAAAGGACGCCGAAAGAATAATCCAAAAATGGATGCAAGCAAGAAAAGATAACTTCGTAACTGGACCTGCGTCGGTTGTAGGAACAGAATTTCTACAATCAAGACAGGTTCACCGTTTTGAAGGAATTGGTAAAGGTCTTTCTGGTAATTATTTTTTCACAAAAGTACTGCATAAAATGGACGTAAGTGGAAGTCCTGTTTATGAATGCAGTGTAGATTGTTCAAAGGTTGTAGACTAATGTCACTTGAGATTTATGAGGCAAAAGTAACACGAAACACTGATCCAGATATTGGTGAACAGCTTCGAGGTGCTGTGTTTTTTCAATGTGATCAATTGTTGGAAGACCAAGAATTTCCAGTACCAGCCGAACCGATATTTCCTCACGAGTGGTTTGACGTGCCTAACGTTGACGATTGGATTGAAATTGAAATAGACACATCAAAAGAAAAACCAGAGCCACGTTGGCGTTGTGTTCTTTTAAATCTTGAAACAGAAATGCCGGAAGAATTTGCAACCAACTATCCTTTTAGAAAAGGAATACGAACCAAAGCAGGTCATTACCTTATATTTGACGACTCGGACGACGGTGCTCGTATTGCTCTTCAGTCAAGTAAGGGAAAAATAATTCTACTTGATGACAATAAAAACACCGACGCGATCACGATTTACAATCCAAGTGGCGGGTTAGTTCAAATAGACAAGAATGGATCGATAAAAATTCTTGCAAATGGTAACCTGATAAACCTAGACGCTGAAGAAAATGCCGTGTCTGTAATTTCTAAAAACGGTAGCAGTATTTCATTGTCGAAAGACATTAATTTGGTTGGAAGCACTGGTAAGGAAATGATAACGATGTCCGAGGATGGTAAGATCGGTATCATATCAAGTGGAGAGGTTAACGTTAACGGTAAAAGTTTTTCCGCATTGGTTGCATCGGTTGTTCTTGGTAAACCAGAATTTCGTGGGGTGTTGTATGAGAATTTGAAAACAATTTTCGACGCCCATATCCATGCAACAGGCGTAGGACCAAGTGGTCCGCCTCTTCCACCAAATACGTGCGCGATTGCCGAGTTGGCTCCGCCAACAAGTCCTGCTGCTGATTACGTGAAACTTAGAGGTAATTTGTAGTGACGATTGATCTTCTGACAATTTGGAAAACAAAATGGGAAATCGACATGATCCCAGATCCAACCGGCGCTGCGTATCCTCAAAAATTTGCAGATTTTCTTGGAGACCGAGTTGACGGTAAGATGACTCTTGGTCCACCGGCAGGAGGAGTACCACCAGTCTTTACTTTTAATAGAGCAGTTTTTGCAGCAAACGTAGCAGGAATTACTCCATCTGGAAATGGACCGGTAGTAATTTCAAACGCGTTTAACCTTGCCGTTGCCGCTTCGGTCATGTTGGCATCACCAGGTTTTGCAACAACCGATCCACCTACACCAGGAACAACCTTTAGCGTTGTGAATTCTTGTGTTGTAGATCCAGCATCGTTAGCGTTGGCAACATCTACTCTTCTAGCAGATATTACGGCCATCCCATTGGCCGATGACAAATATCCACCAACAACTGGAACTTCAACCGAGATGCCAGATTATTTGTTGGCAGCGTTTGCGTCTTTGAAATACCAGGTAGATGGACTAGACTCAAAAACAGGAGACGCTGGTCCTAATCCACTATCATATCTTGGAGGAGTAATTTAACGGTGGGCGTACCGGCTTTAGTAACAACGATAAAAGCATATCGATACGATGTATTGATTTACCAAACCGAGTTACGGGTACCGGCCACACTTCTTCTTGCTCTTGTTCCACCGATTGCGTTTCCAAGTTTACCAAGTTTCAAACTTCCAGATCTTCCAAAACTTCCAAGCTTTGATTTTGGTGATGGAGATGGTTTTACTCTTCCAAGTCTTCCGAGTCTTCCAAGTCTAAGTCTACCGAGTCTTCCTGCTGTGGCACTTCCAAGTCTTCCGAGTTTCAAACTTCCAAGTCTTCCAAGTCTTCCAAGTTTTGATTTTGGAGATGGAGATGGTTTTGCCTTGCCAGATCTTCCAAGTCTAAGCCTACCTTCAATTCCTGCGGTGGTGCTTCCAAGTTTACCAAGTTTTAAACTTCCAAGTCTTCCGCTTATGCCAATACCGGCATTTTCACCGCCTGTGCGTCTAGACGTGAAAGTGAGCATAGAATAATGGGTCAACTTTTCGTTAAACAATATAATTGCTATTCGTGTAAGAAACCCCTTACTGAAACTGAAAAGCATGATATTATTTTAAAAAAAGATGGTCAACCTACTTGCAAAATAATTCTTTGTAAGGAATGCAAAAAACTCCGAGAGGAAAATAAATGACCAAGGGAATCGACATACCTGTAAGAACAAGTAACGACGGAGGAAGCAAAACCGTCGAAGGAAGTTCTCAGCTTAAAAAACTTCTAGGTCTTGCATTTGGTGAAAACGACGATGAAAATCCATTTCAAAATATTGGAATAGATCAAGAAATCATTTATCGAGTGGCGTCGTCAAATCATGCTGGAGAAATACGTCAAATAGTCAACGATATAGTTTCACTTTTTGAAGGTCGGATTGTATTAGTTCCAGAAAATGCAATCACTCTTGAAAGAAACGTTGAAGGTCAACTGGATGTAACGGTAAGATTTTTTGATCCAGAAACAGATGAAGAAGATGAATTTAGAACAAAGTTTACGAGGTAAGAAATGGCAGGACAGATTATTGAAGTTCCAGATTTTGAATACACGTCATTCTACTATCCGGACATATATCGTGCGTTGATATTGTACAACCGTATTTATGCACCAGAAATCACAGATGAAGATCAACACGAACCGTACATCCAGCTTTTAAAATCTTATGCTTTAAGTGCTCATCTCAATAACGTAAACCTTGACATCGTGGCCAATGAAGCATTGTTTGGAACCGCAAGACTTCTTGAGTCAATGCGTAACTGGTTGGCTCTTATAGCAGTTAAGCTTGAGCATAATCTCCCGGCGTCTGCTGAAGTTTTATTAGAGTTTTCAAAGGTCTTTACATCGTCGGTAAACATCGTCCCAGAAGGAACACAGTTTGCTACAGAGGAAACCGATGATACGCCTCAAATTATTTATCAGGCAACAGGTGACAATCAAATTTCTAGAACCGATAGACCAACTGCCGTTTATCAACACGAGGCCAGTGTTTTTGGCGCCAACCATTCTGGTGCATTAAGTACGGTTGGTGTTTATGTTGACATGTTCAACTCGGAGCCGGTTTTGAACACTGCGTTTTACGTAGGTCATGATTCTATCATGTTTGATACGGTAGAGTTTGAATACAACACACCAGGAAGTGGGATAAGTGGTGTTTGGGAATACTACGACGGTGACACGGACGACACAAAACCAGACGCAGTGACGAATCTTGGATCTAATCTTAGATTTGATTTGACAGATCTTTTGGGAGACGAAGATAGATCTGGATCATTGGTTAAGGTTGTACTGAATTCATCGTCGGCGTATGAAGAAGTTGAAAGCATTTATTCTGGTGGCAAAAATATTATTGAGACCGTTGGTCTTCTAGGTCAATCGTCTGTAAGTACCGACGTAGACGATTACACCGTTGGATCAAATTGGAATCCACTTAAAAATGTAATTGATGGTACAAATGGATTTACCGAAGAAGGAAAAATTGAATTTGATTTACCTCAAGACGAAACACAAAATTGGATCAAATCAATAGTAAATGGTGTTGAAGCCTTCTGGATAAGATTTAGAGTTACTGGATACCAAAAAACATCTGCCTATGTAGTTGGAACAAATTTAAAACTTGAAGATCTTGATCCTTCCAATTACAATATAAAAATAAAGATAGACGAGTTTGCCTCGACCGTGGTAGACGTAACAGGAGATAACGGAGCATCTGCTGGTACGTATACGTTGTCTGGTGTAATTTCTCAAATCAATTCTGTTTTGTCCGGTGTTGATGCAAGTCTTAACTCCGTGGCATCGAACGAAGGTGGACAATTAAAACTCTCCAGTCAAACCGTTGGTCAACAAAGTCAAGTTAAACTAGAAGAACCTGGTGCAAACGATGCAACAAAAGAGATACTTGGCCTTACCGAAACAACCTACCCGCATACGTACAATGGAATTGGTGGAATTCCAAACATCGATCGACTGCTAATCGATAGCGGTAAACAATATCTTTTGGTAGAAGTTGTTCAAGGAAGAAGCACGTCGGACGATCCTCTTGGAAGTAGTAACGGGTCACCCAATCAAGAATTTGAGATAACAAACTCACCGATCATTGATGGAACACTTCGTCTTGAAATAGATGAAGGCGACGGTTTTACCGAATGGTCACAGGTAGACAATTTTCTAAACTCTACAAACATAAGTAAAGACTATCGACTAGATATTAAATCCGACGACACTGCGGTTGTGATTTTTGGTAGTGGTAGTCAAGGAAAAATACCTAACGTTGGATCAAATAATATACGGGCGTTTTACTCAATAGGCGCTGACGTAAACGGTAACGTAGGTGCAAGAACAATAACCGTAAACAAAAGTGGTATTGCATTCGTAAACCGAGTCTACAATCCACGTCAGGCAACTGGTTGGAAAATAAAAGAAGGCGCAACGCCGGAAGATATTGAACGACTAAAAATAGAAGGCCCTGCAACACTTCTTACAAGAGGTAGAGCAATATCACCGGAAGACGCAGAATTCTTGGCCACAAAATACAGGACCGAAAATAATAGTCAACTTATAGAACGTGCAATAGCATTTGAAGAAACATTCGGTGTTAAAACTCTTGAGGTTGTTGCCGTAGGTATTGGTGGCAATCAATTGTCTTTATCACAACGAGAAGATGTTGAAGACTATTTCAACGGTAACAAGACAAAAGAAATAGAAGGTATTTTAGTTTCAAACCATGAGATTACCGTAACCAACTATGATCGTAAAATAATTGATATTGAAGTTGAAGTATCTGGAGGAAATCCAGAGGAAATCAAAAACGCACTTATTGCCCTTTTGACACCGACGGCAAAATACGACGACGGTTACACGTATCGTTGGACTTTTCAAGACACTGTTCCAAGAAGTCTTATGATAACCGAGATTACAAACGTAGATCCAAAAGCAATTAAGAACGTTAATCTGATTACACCGGCAACGGATCCGATTTTAGGTGAAAGAGAACTACCGTTTCCTGGCACGATAACCGTGAACATTGTATGAGAGAATAAATGGCTAAATTAAACGAAAATTTCCCGCATGATATGTTTAGGTTCATTCATAAACCATTGCGGGTTGCTGATGAAAGTCAAGGAAATTTTCTTCAAAGATACATGTTTGGTCCTCAACGAATATGGGAAGAAAAAATCTGGCCAAAAATAAATGGCATTTTAGATCTTTGGGTACCATCAAGAACACCAGCCGCTGCGCTTGAATACTTAAAACCTATCGTAGGTCTCACAAAAAATCTTGATAAGATAACTAAAGATCTATCCGAGGATGATCTTAGAAGAGTGATAAGTCTTTTTGTGCAATTGACCGGACAAAAGGGACTTGATGTAGGTTATAAAAACATCGTTCGTAGTTTTACCGGTAGCGATTCAAGGGTTTTCAATTGGTTTGATTTCAGATACATTGTTGGAGAGGCTAGCTTTGGTGAAGAACAACTTGGTGAAGACTCTTGGTTTATTAGTCGACCGGGCTATGCCGAGACAATTCCAACAAATAACGTAGTAGGTCTTTGGCCGTTAGAAAAATCTTTTCTTGATAGAAGTATTGTAAGAAATGAGATTGAAAAATCTGGTGATGTTGATTTCGTACAACATTCCGTAGCAGGAAATGAAAGTCGATACGGTCTTTGGTTGTACGGTGGGTTTGCAAAGATAAAACATTCTAGTCGATATGATTTTTCCGGTGACTTTACCATCGAGATGTTTGTTGGAACCGTCACGGATAAAGATATGGTGTTGTTTCAGAAAAAATCTGGGACAAAAGAAGTGACAATAGAATACAAAGCAAACTCTGGGAAAATAAAATGGACAATCTCCGACGGGACGGAAAACACATCTGGTGAAAGCACGATACCAAACCTTAAAGACGGGACGTTACGTCATCTTGTTTTGATGGTAAACCGCACCACAAATGTAGCACGAATGTATTTCAATGGAATAGGTTACGTAACAACAAGTATTACGGCAATTGATGATCTTACAAACGAGGCCGACATATTGACCTGCGACACAGGTTTTGAAAATAGATTTGAAGGCTTCATCGACAATCTTAGAATTTCATTGAATAACGTGTACAACATAACAAGTGGTTCACTTTTAGTGCCAGTACTTCCATTCACCGAGTATCAGGAAGAACTTCTTCCGGAATTTTATTCCGACGTACGAGTTGTTGATCGAGGTGATCTTAACCGACTTCTTCTGAAACAGATATTAAATCTTATGCGAATAACTTCAGAACGTTTGAATGTTTTGTATTTAGACTTCTACACAAATTTTGGTGCCGGCAAAGGTCAGTTCAATACAATAAATGGATCGTCCTACGTGGACGGTGAAACCTATTTTGTTCTTGAGTCAAATACTGGAGAACATTCTGCATTGGCCGAAGACATCGACTGGGTGAACTATGTTTTTCAGGCTGGAATAGTTCCAGTAAGTGGAGAATGTGGTCAACGTTTCTACATTCAGGACGAAAATAATTATTACGTCTATAGATTTGACACAGTTTCAAGAACCGTAAGTCTTTACAAAGTTGTAGACGGTGTTCAAACACTGTTATCTGGTCCACATTATGTGGATATGTATCCCGGCGTCCAGTATTTTTTTACTGTTGCAATATTCGATGACAAGATTATTTGTTATCACGATCGTAACAAGATTGTGGAGATATACGACTCCACGTTTACCAAAGGGAAGTTTGGATTAGAAACATCCGTAGGTGGCAAAATAAAGGTATCCGAGATAGAAGTATTTCAACATCCACTTGATGTAGAAAAAATACTTCCAAACAACTTACTTTAGAATTGTATGTATTTATGTCCACTATGAAGATAGAATTGCTATTACGAGGCCAAACACATGACAACTAACGACAAAAGCGTAATCATTTATTTGAAGAAGTTCCTTGCGCAGCAAGAAATCACCGAACTCTTCATGGATTATTTAAAGAAACTTACCCTTGATGTTGGTAAGCGGGTTTACAGGGGCGGCGGTATATTCAGGGGCGGAGATATATCGTCAACCCTTGCCGACACGTTTACTCTTGAAACGCCATGTGAAGGAATGAATTCAGACGGCGTCGATTGTTTTCTTGAACCGTCATTGGCCTCCAACATTGCATTTGAAAATAATACTGGATCAAGTTACTACGTTGGGATAAAACCAATACTAATTCCAGACGAGACCGAACGCAACGTAAAAACCAGTCTTATTGAATATCGTGTCTACAAAGAAATAGTGGGACTTAAAGCAACACCAAACGGTGCTAACGACAACGGTGATGGTACCATTACATTTATAGTAGACTCGGTAACTGAGGCTGGTGTTTCAAACGCAGGAAGAAAAGTAACCATCTGGATGAAACGTCGTCAAGATGGCGGATCAATTGGTCCACAAACCGAGTCCACACCATTTGAAACATGTGACGTAACATGGGATGGATCCAATAACGTCATTACAACATCCACTGCGCTTGGTCAACAAATAGGACTAGTAAGTGAAGATGAAAATGAGTATGAATGTGCACTTCTTGGACCTATCGTTAAGAAAAATACAGATCTTCGTCTTGATGACACTGTTTGTTTTCTAGGAATCATTGACGGAAATACTGGAGCCATTCCAACTGTCTTTGATCAAACCGATAGAAAATTTCTACCATCACTGACAATGGAGCCAGGATCTGGACTTGCCGCACAACTTCTTACCTTACTTGAAGGCGGCGGAACAATAAACCACGACCCGTCGGTTACTGGTAAAGTAGCATGGGGTGGTGATTTAAAGATACGTCCACTTGGTGACAGTACAGAAGTAACCATCGCGGCAAGCAATGTTGAGTTGGCCGATGATGAAGTAGCCTACGTACAACTTCCAGATCCGTTTGTTGCAGGAACACTTACGATGCAAAAAGCACCACGAAGTGCGGCGTCGTTAACAAATATGAGAAACGTTTGGATTTTTCATCGAAACGATGGAGTGGTAAACGTACGCGGAGGTCTTCAACTTGAGCAAGGTGAGTCCCGACAACTGGAAGACGTAGTTATTGGAAACAGTATCTACTTCTCGGACGATGACAAAATAAGATTTGTTGAAGCCGATAACGAATATCACTTTGACGCAGATGGTGCTCAAGGAACTGGTAAGATAAGAAGTAAAGAAATTCGCACAGGATCAAGACCGGTTTACTCAAAAACAAGTGACGGAACCGAGATACCTGTCGATGCAAGTCTAAATGAAGTTTTTGATAGAACACTTTTTAGAAATATTTGTAGACCAACAATATCAAATCCGCCGGATAAAATTGTAAACGTATCCAGTAGTCGAGTAACTTTGGCCACTGGAGAAACCTACGCAATGGTTGTAGAAGATACTGCGTCTAAATACCCCGGAGGAACGATCAACTTTTCAACAGGTGTAGTTACAGGTGGTGGAGATGATTTCACTCCGTATACGCCTACGACCCCTGGGACGTACTTTATTTACGGCGTTGTACTTGCACGTAGTGGGAAATTAAAAGTCATAACACCAAGTGGTGAAAACGTCAACCGCGTCGATGCGGAAGAACCAGTCATGGCCGATGGTGTTCCACTTTGGATGGTAACATGTAAGGACGATGGTACTGGAACGTCAGGAACGATTCAAGATATTTCCGAAGCCGACATTACAATAATGAGTCCCAACCCAAGTGCTATTTTCTCTAAAGCAAGAACGATACAATTCTTTGACGTAACCAATCCACTTGGTCAAACAGTTTTTCAGGTTACACAATTTGACTGGACGGATAACGCATCGGTTAGAGATATTAACGTAAGACTAAACGGGGTAAATCAAGAACAGGGTGTAGATTTTAATAAAATTTCAAGCACCGAAATTGAATTCGATCGAACCGTTAGAAAAGACGGCCGTGTTGAAATTGAGTTATTAAGAATTGAAGGAGCCGCTGCTGGAAGTATTGCAACCGGACCTGATATGCAGACGGTTTACAATAATGGAAGAACAATTGAAACAGTGGCCGGTGCGCCGTGGCAAATCTCTGGACCTGCTGGTGAAAAAATAGCAAGATTTCTTGGAGACATTGACGTAACAGGAATCATTGATCCTAAAGGAGTTGGTTTTACCGAACAGGCAAGTAATCCACTTCCGGCCGGCATGTCTGGTATTTGGCTCAAAAACACTGGTGAAGTAATTCATCAAACAGGAGGCGGGGCGTCAATTCCAATTTCGGCAACCGCACCAAGAGAATTTCTTCAAACATCTGGTGAAACTATTTACAAAGGATGGGCCGTACGCAAACAGCTTAGTAAGTTTCATATAGCAAGCCGAGACACTGAACTTAACTCACGTGTTTTTGGTGTTCTACTTAAAGACGTACCAAACAACGAGTACGGATCTATTCAAACACATGGAACAGTGCCGGAAGGAATTCTCACGGCATCAAACTTTGTAGAAGGAACTTTACCTTTAGACGGATCACGCATTTGGTTACACGATCTTGGTAAATACTCTATCACACCGCCAACAACAGGAAGTGGTCTTTGGATTGTTTACATGGGAATTTGGGATGAAGGTAGATTGGTTCTTCAAATATCACCGATTGGGGTAGCGTAATGGCAAAAACAAAAAAGAAAATTATTAAGAAAAAAGTAAAGACTGCAAAAAGTAAAGGCGGCGCAAAGAAATTGGTAGAATTTCTTAACAATAAAGTAGTGATCAACGACGAAGAAAAACGAAAAGAAGTGGAACAGGCTATCGACGAGCTGAGTAACATCAGTAAAAAGTACAAGTACTTTATCGAGGATATGCTTGAACATAATGTTAACATTAAATTTGTGCTAGACATTACCGAAAAGGGTTAACGGCACGACACTAATTTATTTTTCAATATGGGAGATAGAACATGGAAGTTTCGGTCATTGCCCACATGGTAGATGGACTACCAGAAAGCATAGATTTAACCGCCGATAGCAACGTACTTAAAGCCACAAGTTTTAAAGTTACAGACCCTACGGTAACGGAAAGCAAACCTGCACGTCTTGACGCCAACAAACAACTAATAAGCGGAAATATTGATTTAACCAGTGAGGTTGACAATGTTCTGCCGGTTGCAAACGGTGGTACCAATTCAAGTACCACGTTGGTGAATAATAGAGTAATGAGAAGTCTTGGAGATAAAATCGTTGAGGCTGATCCCATTACTGCAAGTCGTGCACTTATCTCCGACGCTGCTGGAATTCCTACACACTCAGATATCACGGCGGCAGAAATTGCACATCTTGACGGTGTGACTTCAAACATTCAAACACAGATAAACAATCTTCAAACTGGTTACTCAAGAAGAACTAAGGTGATAAATCTTATCACCGACAATACTGTTGCGCCACCAACAGAGGTTGAAGGTGATAGATACATTCTTCAAACAACAGGCGGAGCGCCTCACGCTGATTGGGACGGAGCATCTGCTGGAGATATTGTTCAGTTCACTTCAGGATCTTGGGTGAAGGTTTCTCCTCTAGAAGGCTACGTTGCTTATTGTGACACGTTGGATAGAGATTTACTTTACGTCGACGATGGAACACCCGAATGGGAAATTCGTAAGGTCCAGTCAATTGATTTAAGCAATGCTAAGATTTGGGTTGGTAACGCTTCTAATGAAGCCGCCGAACAAACACCTGGTGGTGATCTTAGCATGGCAAATGATGGAACGTTTACCATCGTGGCAAACGCCGTCGATGGATCTAAACTAAGACTTGCTAATAATGAAACATTAAGAGCAAGAAATGCTTTAGATACCGATGACGTTGAAATTTTAAAGGTAAACACATCGAATGAACCAGAACTTGTAAATCATACCAAAACACCTTCATCTGCGCCGACCGACGACTATCATATTGCAAATAAAAAATACGTGGACGATGAACTTGAAAACAAAAAACATTTTGTTCTGAATTTTCCTGGTGTTGCGGGTGAGGCATTTGAAGCGAATAGAACATTTGTTGTACGTTATGGTCTTAACGGAGAAGATGCCGGCAAGGTTTACAAGGCATCGTCCGATCATGAAAATCTTCCAAATAAATTTTGGGGAATTGGTGTTGTTCAAACTGGCTCTGCTTTAGTGGCCGATGATCCTGTTGAAGTTATCAAATACGCCGAGACATTAAATCTTAAAGCATCGGATACAAACTTTGATGCACTGGACGACGGTCTTCCATTATTTTTGAATAAAGGTGGATCGTTTAGTACTGATGCAAAACTAGGCATAGGTGTTGGAGACGCTTATGCATCGTTTGTTGTAGGTCAACAAAAGGTAAGAGCAACACTGGTAACCGACTCAACTTTTGCGGTTGAATGTGGTGTTGGTTGTCTTCTTGGTGTTGATATAGCATAACGAGGGGAATTATGGTTATGGCAAAAGTAATGAGATTTGTAAATGGAATACCGTCATTGATTGACGATGATTTAGATTTGCGTCAATACGATAAATCTGTTCTCGTTGACACTGATATTGGTACACCTCATGGTGGTGGTCTTTACGATGCGGCTCATAAGGTATTTACATTACCATCAGGTGAAAAGTATAACGGTTTCATCGATGAGCTCAAAATTGAAGTAAATGGCAAAGGTCAACACGTTGGTGTAGATTTCAACTATCAAGAACATCTAGAGGCTACGACCGTAACGTTTATCGATGCGGTTAGAAAAAATTCACGTGTACGAATGTACAAGACTACTTAACGGTGAGGGAAAAAATGAAGAAAAAACTTTTAATTCCAGCAGTCATTTTAAGTAGCCTCGCCGTATTTTTTGTTACGGCTCAGGCTGCAAACGTAATGCAAGCGTATCAAATGGTGGTCGACGCTGCAATGGATGTTTTGGGTGTTCCAGAAAGAACAGATCTTGAAGAAATTCATGGTCGTCTTAACAAACATCTCAATATTCCTTTTAGACTTCATGCGGGGTCACCGACAGCAAATCAACTTCTTTACATTGGAACAAACCGAGTCGAACAAGGAGACGGTGCCGGTCTTTCAAGTCCACCTCTTGATGATTTGATAAACCTGTTTCCAGACACTACCATAGACTATCAAGCCGCCTCAGGTGGATCGGTAAGTGGCGGAACGGTTTACGTAGATGGTGAGGCCTTTCAACTTCCTGATTGCACGGTTGGTGAATACGCACGACATGTTTTTGTTTATCAATCTGGAAACAACGTCGTCGACTCAACCTTTGACTCACATCCAACTGATGTTTCAAGCTTAAAAAATCCTGGAGAGCTTTTTGCAAAGATAGAAGGTATTCCAATTGGATATGTTGATCTTGAATGTACCGACGCAACCGTTGGAGAAGCAAAATACAAAACCGCAGGATCGACGACCAATATAATTGAAAATAAAGTTGGATCTGATTTTAGAATTTTTAGATTTGGAAGTGGTGCAGGAGGTGGAGGAGATGGTGCCGCCGTTGCCTTTAGAGTTAAGTCAATGAGTGGTGCTACGGCGATAATCAAAAAATCCATGTTACCGTTAGATGATTTAAGAGTTTTAATAACGGGAAATCCTGCAAACGAAGGAAGTCTTGCAGACCTAGAGGTTGATTTATCTGCAATCGTGGCCTCTCCAGACAACTCTAGTTATTATGGTCTATATATTGATTTAGACCAACTTGGCGATCCGGTTGTTTTAACCGACACGAAAAGAAAAGTTGTTCCAGTTTATGAGACCACTGATTTTGTTCTTAGAAAAGACACGTACGAGCTAAATCCAGCACGTTTCATTTTCATATCAGGATTTATCACACCGTCGACAGGTAACACATGGGTAGGAAGTAGTTACTACAACGCACAAAATTTTATTCACACACAACTTGGTGGATTTTATCCATACACCGAGACACAGGAGGACGTCTCTATTACGTCCGCCGCTGCCGACAATACAATTACTCATACCGACATTGGTGGTCAACCAGATACGATAAAGATTTGGTTTTACGACGACTCTGCTCCGGCCGGAGAAAAGGAAACGCCTCTTGAAAGTGGTGGTCTTATTCTTTACTCAAATGATACGGAAACTCATATCAATTCTAGCTCAATAAGTTTTGGTGCAGGTGATAAACTTATAGTTCGTCTTTTTAGATTTACACGTCAATCAAATGGACTAATAACGGCCACTCGTAGTTTTAAAACACCGTGGTATGAAAACACTTCAACGACGATCGTACCTCACTCGCTTGGAGATAAATTAGAGGTCGTTGGTCTTGTTCTTCAGGAATGGGATGTAACCGCAGATAAGATGAGAAATCTTGACTCAAGAGAAATTGTAGAAAATTGGAACGATACCTACATATATCTAGACTGGACAGGAAAAACACCATCGTCAACTCTTAGATATAGACTGGTAACCGGACCATCACAACTTCCTTACGCG